ATCAAACTTATAATTCAGGAGCAACTGAATCTCCTGAAATAACTATTAGACTTGAAACAGGTATTTACTACGAACACTTTCCAATCAAAGTTCCAAACAATGTTTCTATTAAAGGTGATGAGTTTAGAAGAAGTATTATTCGACCAAGACCTGGACCAAGTGCAAGTCCGTATTCAGAGATAAGATTTAAACGTAATGCTGATAAACTTGAACTTGACCCAAATGTTGTCGGCGAACGTCCGTTTGGTGCTCACTACTTAACTGACCGTGCTAACTTAATATATAGTTTTGTTGCCAATCCAGGTGCATACACTGACGACTATAATACATTGTTTGCTAGTAAGGTAACACTTCAAGATGCTGTAATTACTTTTATAACAAGTACATATCCTAGTTTAACATATGATGTAGATAAGTGTAAACGTGATGTTGGCTATATTGTTGATGCTCTTTCAATAGACTTACGAGATGGTGGCAGATTAGAAACACTAAACAATGCATTAATGTATCAAGGTCAACTACCAGCAGACCAAGTAACAGAAACTGCTGCGGCGCTTGATTATCTTGCAACACAGATAGCACCTTTACTAACAACAGATGCACAAGTAATATCAAATAGTTTTATAGGCGGCATTGCAAATATTATACGTGGTACAGGATTTAATGCTCCTAAAGAAAACGATACACTTGATGTATTTTTAATGAATGATGCTACTATTATTAGAAACCTATCTGTTCAAGGACATGGCGGATTTATGGAAGTGCTTGACCCAGAAGGTCAGATACTTACTAAATCACCTTATACACAAACTTGTTCAAGTTTTAGTAAATCACTAGCACCTAAAGTAAGTTTTGCAGGTGGTATGTTTGTTGACGGGTTCTGTGGTAACCAAGATGCTAGAATTGTACAAGCAAACAGTACAACTGAAATTGTTATTGATAACATTTACAGAGAACCACAAACTCCGACAAGTTTCTTTATTGATGGTGTTAGATGGCAAATTAACAAAGTAGACAAAGTTGGAGTTGCTGCAGATCAATGGCGTTGCGTGTTGTCAGCAGATACTCCATGGACTGACGCACACTATGTAGTTATTAACCCAGGGCAAACTTTACCAGCACTTCCGTATAACATAGAAGTATTAACAGCAGGTAATATATCCATGCTGTCAAATGACTTTACACAGGTTAACGATTTGGGTTATGGACTGTATACTACAAACGGTTCACGTGCAGAAGCTGTTAGTGTATTCTGTTATTACTGTCACGTAAGTTACCTTGCAGAAAACGGTTCGGATATTAGATCACTTAACGGCTCAACAGCATACGGTGACTATGCATTATTAGCAAGAGGTAGTGATCCTCTAGAAGTTAGTGACGATGTAGTACTAGCTGATGATATGATTCAAACTGGTACAGCAATGACTGATGCTACCTACACAAATATACAAGGCGGCACAGTTATATATGTTGACAATCTTTCATATGCACCGTATAACATTAGTGAAGTTGATGTTGATCATGGTGGAGCAAATAACGTATTAGGCGATCCAACTTATCTTACTAGATATGAAGTTATTAGTGTTAGTGCTGTTGAATCAACTTCACCTCAATTATATCAACTTAATATTTCAGCAGGAGAAGCAAGTAACCCTGGTGTTCAAGTTACTATACCAGACGGAACTCCTGTAGTTTTACGTAACAACCAAGTAATTAAGTATGATGACATATTAGATATTAACCCTACTAGACCAAGTACAGCATTACAGTATGACGATGATCCAGATAAAGTATATCGTGTACTAGCATATGATGTTGCCGGCTTGCCTGATAACGTAGCAAGGATTACATTGCGTGAATCGTATGATTATATTAAATTAGTAGTCGACGATACAGCAGGTAGTACATCTGGAACAGGACAAGTAGGCGATACAACTATCAGACTTGATACTGATTTAGATCCAAACGAAACAACAAGAGTTAATCTTGGTATTACAACTGGACCTAAATACATCTTTGGATTTAATGATACTATACACCAAGTAACAGCATACAGAGATAAAGCCACAACAGGACAAACATATGCTGAAATAGATATTACTCCAGCTCTTACTAAATCACTCGGCGGCTATCCAGATAAACCTACACTACGAGCAGGATTACCAGCTGGCGGACAAGCAGACATTACAGTAGGTATTAGTACACTTAGAGTTACAGGACATGATTTACTTGACATTGGTACAGGAAGTTATCAAACATCAAGTTACCCAAGAGAAATTTATGGTAAGCCAGAGATTGCTGCTAACCAAGCAAGGGAAGTAGTAGAAGAAGGTAAAGGGCGTGTGTTCTTTGTAACAACTGACCAAGACGGTAACTTTAGAGTTGGTGACTATTTTAAAGTTGACCAGGGAACAGGTACAGTTACTTTTGCCGCAAGTATTGCTCTTTCAAACTTAGACGGTATTGGATTTAAACGTGGTGTTGCCGTAAGTGAATTCAGTACAGACGACGGCATGACTGATAATGCAACTGACACTGTGCCAGTAGAAAGTGCTGTAAGAAATTATGTAAATCGTAGACTAGGGCTTAACCATGCAGGTGCAAGTGTACCAGGAATTATAGGACCGGGCTTCTTAGATCTAAATGGTTCTAATGCTATGGCTGGCAACTTAGACATGGACAGCAATAACATTGATAATATCAGTGTGCTAACAGTAGCAACTCTTGATGCTACAACAAGATTAAGTGTTCCGTCAGCGGGAACAGTAGTAGGCGGAAATGTTGGTGATATAAAATACAATACTGACACACAAAGATTTGAAGGTTACTTATCATCCAATCAATGGGGCTCATTAGGTGGAGTAAGTGATGTCGACGGTGACACTTATGTACAAGGCGAAACAACTCCAGGTAATGACAATGATGATTTAGATTTTTATACAGCAGGAACACAAAGATTACAAATTGACGAAACTGGTGATTTTAAATTTGGTGACGGACTAAACAAAGTTACTATGGACTTTGCAACAGGTAATATCGTAACGCCTGGAGACATAGACGTTGCTACACTTGATGTAGGAACATCAGCAGAAATTGCAACACTAAAAGTTGAGGACTTAACTGCAGGGCGAGTATTACTAGCAGGCACTAACGGAGAGATAGAAGATAGTGCAAACTTAACATTCAACGGGACCAAACTAACAGTTGACGGCAATGCTGAGATTACTGGTAATGTAGTTATTGGTGGAAACATTACAATTGGTGATGCAGATACAGATTCAATTATAGTATCAGCAGACTTTGAAGGCAATCTTATACCTGATACAGACGATTTATATGACCTAGGTACAAATACAAAACGTTGGAGTGAGCTGTTCCTAAATGACAAGTTAACTTTAAACGATTATATATTACCTTTACAAGACGGAACTAAAGGACAACTAGTAAGTACAGACGGACTAGGACAACTAGGATTTAGTGACAGTGATATCTTTGGTGGTAAAAGAGTTTATGTAAGTGCTGAAAAAGGTAATGATACAAATGACGGTGTAACAGCACCTGTAGCAACTATCAAACGTGCTATGCAAATTGCATCAGGCATGGTATACAATGTATCTAAAGATGTTGTAGACAGAGCTACAGTAATGGTTGCAACAGGCGAGTACATACTTGATAACCCTGTAATTATTCCAGACAATGTTTCAATTGTAGGCGACAGTATTAGAACTGTAATTTTAAGACCAGCAAATGAAAACGAAGACATGTTTAGAGTGCGTAACGCTTCTTACATGTTTAACATGACATTTAGAGATGCACTATCAGGAACTGTACCTATAGCAGCATTTAGATTTGCTGTAGCATTTGATAATCCAAATGATTCTGCTACAAGTAGAGCAGGATACACAAACCTGCCTAACACACGAGTGTTAATAACTACTTCACCATATTTACAAAACTGTTCAGTAATCAGCTTCTTAGGTGCTAATGGTGTTGAAATAGACGGAGACCTTGTTGTTACTCCTAACACACCGGGTAATGCTATTGAAGCAGAGAATCCTGTAACACCAGAAGATGGACAGCCTGAACAAGGTAAGAGTATGGTTGCTAATGCATTTACTATTCTATCCTTTGGAGGTGTAGCATGGCGTGTAATGAACGATGCATATGCACAGTTGGTTAGTTGTTTTGTTATTTTTGCAGAACAAGGGTGTTTAACACAGAACGGTGGTTATCTATCTATTACAAACTCAGCAACAAACTTTGGTTACTTTGCATTAAGGTCAACAGGTTATTCGCCAAGGGTATTTGACACTGACAAAGGTATTATTGGTAACGTTGGTGTTGTAGACAATGTACAAAATGTTAACATTGTAGGACTTCAACGTGATACTGTAAACCAATATGTAATGCGAGTAATGAACCTAGCAAGCCAAGACGTTACTAATACATTTAATAATGATACAGCAAGAGGGGTAACAGTATCGTTTACAGCAGGCAATGCATCGGGTAATAGTATTGCTACAACTGGCAGTCATGGATTATCTACAGGTGATCTAGTACAATATAATAAAAATGGTAATTTAGAAATAGTAGGATTACTTAACGAAGCAACTTACTATGTTTCTGTTGTCAATACAACTTCGCTACAATTATTCCATGATGCTGATCTAACTAAACCTGTTACGGGTGTTAATGGTGGATCAAGCACAGGAACTCATCAACTGTTACATGACTTTGAAGAAATATTCATTGACGAAGTTTTATCAAGCCATAATAACTACCAAGATGTTTATTTGCCAGCAGGTTCTTATACTGTTACTAAAGGAGCATTGATATCAGCAACATCAGGTAGTGATAATATTAGTGCAACTGTTGTAAACTTTGATAACAATATAATAACAGTTTCAGTTGAAAAAGTACAAGAAGGTAGTGTTTCAGTAACTAACTTCTTTAGTACAGGTGCTGTTATAAATGCAGGAGAAATTAGTGTTAGTTCTGTAACAGTTAGCAATGTAGTTAATAGAACAGATTTAATTACAATTAATGCTGCTGTTAAGACTACTAAAAACAGACAAGTACAAAGTTTTGGTTTACTACAAGGTAATCAAGCATGGTTACATCGTCCAAGTATTACAAACTCATCAGCACACACTTGGGAATATAGCGGTAGTGGTGTTGACTATAATGCGTTACCAGAGAATGGTGGCGTAGGTGTTGACACATTTGAACAATACAGCGACTTGCCGGGTAGAGTATATACTTCAGGTACTAATGAACTTGGTGACTTTAAGATCGGTGACTTTATTGTAGCATTTAACAGAACTGGTAATATCATATTTAGAAACCAAGTTAGTATTGGTGAATTAGACAGTTTGGCACTTAGCCTAAGTGGCGGTGTAAGAGTTACAGCAATTAGTAATGATCCAGACCTTGGCGACAATGATGTTGATGGAGCATTAGATTCAAGACTTGTAACACAGTTAGCAGTCAAATCGTTTATGAACGATAGACTAGGAAACTTCATTGACAGAAATGTAAGTACTAATGCTGTACCAAGTGCCGTTGTTCAACTTAACAGTCAAGGTTTAATTAATCAAGATCTTATTCCTCCAACAGGAGCATTTGAAAGTTTCACTGTAGACGAATACGGCGGACGATTAACTGTATCACAGGATATACCTGCTCCAAATATTAGTGCAGGTGATATTGTTGTAGAAACTTACCCTGAAATTGTGTTAAACCTAACAGGTGCTGTAACTGTTACAGCAGGCGACACTATTACACAGGCAACATCAGGCGCAACTGGTATTGTAAAAGAAAGTGGTACAACATCAACTCTTAAATTAGTAAACACAATTACAGGAACGTTTAATACAACAGACACTCTTAGTAGTAGCGGAACAGGAAATTTAGGTGCAAGTAGTGTACCTACTATTGTTTCACCAGTAAACTCAATTAATGATAACTACTTCTTAAAAACAGACAAAATAAGTCAGTTCCTAGTATTACAAGATGGTGGCACACCAAGTTTTACAACTATAATTTCTAACAGCACACCAATTCAAGGTGCAACAAGTAAAGCGGTAGCAACTGTAACTAGCCATGTTGTTGGTGTTCTTAATGCTGTTGATGTAGCAACGTTACCAGGAGGCAGTGGATATACTACACCAGGTACATATGAAAATGTAAGCATACAAGGCGGAAATGGTTCTGGTGCAAAAGCAAATATCATTGTTGGAGCAACTGGAACAATTACTAGTTTTGATGTTACAGTAGGCGGGTCGTTCTATACTGAATCTGATAACGTTACAATTAATGATGCAGATGTAGGTGGTCGTTCAGGTGGTAGTCCAATAAGCATTGGTGTAACTGATATACAAAATAGATTATATGTTGATCTAAATGCAGATACAGGATTACAATTTACAGCAAGTAATATAAATTTAGACTTTATAGTTGATGACAATCCTCCAACAGATACACTAGCACAGCAAGGACAGTCAATTAAAGCATTCGTAGCCACAAGTACAGGCAGTGGCGGAGATGTTGATGTTATTAATGACAAAATTGTTTTCCAATCAGCACACGGATTACAAAACGGAGATCCGTTGTATTATGATAGTAATGCAAATACACCATTAGGTGGTCTTCTCAACAATACTACATACTATGCAAAAGTTCTTACAACTACAGAAATTGAACTTTTTGCAAATTACGGTTTAACAGCCGCTGGGAAAGTAGACATAACATCATCAAGTAGCGGAACACACAACTTTAAAGTGTTCAATGTTAATCAATATGCTAATACTTTCTTCGTACCAATCCATGGGCTATCCACTGGAGATGCGATCAAGTTTGAATCATCATCTCCACCTACTGGGGTCGACAGCGGCGACTTTTTCTTTGTTGGATCTGTAACACTAAACAGTTTTACACTACACGAAGCAAGAGGTGCGGCACTAGACAGTGTTGCTGGATTGACAGTATCGCCTGTTAATATAACTAGCCAAGGCGGCGCTGTAAATGCAACACTAACAGAACAAAATGTTATCATAGTAGACGATGTTAATACTAGTGGCGACTTAGAATCAAGTTGGAGTAGTTTAAGTACAACAACTATTGATGCAGGAAATATTATTAGTGGTGTAGTAGATACATCTAGACTTGCCAGTGGAAATGCAAACGACAAATCATTCTTAAGAGGAGATCAAACTTGGGCAACGGCTGTACAGTCTATTACAAATACTACAGCAGGCGATCCAATAACCTTAACAAGTGCAGATGTTAACGGGGATAATTTTTATAACAATGTAGACATTAAGATTGAAAAAGCAAGTTATACTAACCCAGCAGCACCAAGTGTAGGAACAGAAACATTAGGTGTTGCCAGTTACCACTTTGATCACTTTGAAATTGACGCTAATGGACGAGTAACTACTAAGGCATCAGGCAACGGTGGTGTTATTGATGCTGATAAACTTGATAATCAAACAGGTGCTTATTACTTAAACCCAGTTAACTTATCAAGAGGAGTTCCAATACAACGAGGCGGAACTAATTTAATCAATTATGCACAAGGTGATTTATTATATGCTGGTTCAGTACTAGGAGGCGCACCAGCAGACTATAATGAGACACTAACAAAATTAACCATTGGTAGTGCTAGAAATGTACTACAAGTTAAAGCAGACGGAACAGCACCTCAATGGACAAACGCCTTAAGTATTGCAACTCTTGAAACAAGTAGTAATGTAACTATTGGTGGTGACTTAACTGTTAATGGTACAACAACAACTGTTAATACAGAAACAATTAACCTTGCTGATAATATTATTTTACTTAATAGTAATCTTGCAGGTAACGTTGCACCAACACAAAATTCAGGTATTGAAATTGAAAGAGGTAATGCTGCTAACAAAACATTAATTTGGAATGAAGGCGATGATGTATGGACAGTTGGCGCTGAGAAATTTACAGCAGGAACACTTGAAGGAAATCTAGACTGGTCATACTTGCAGAATGTAGTAGACCCTGTAGTTACAGTAACACTAACAGGTGACGTAACGGGTACAGGCACAGCAACAATGACCAACTTAGGTAGTGCAACAGCAAGTTTTGCAACTACTATTACAGCCAATAGTGTTGCACTCGGTACAGACACAAGTGGTCAGTATGCATCAACAATTACAGCAGGTGACGGTATATCTGCTACTACCGCTAGTGCCGATGACGGAACAGCATATACTGTATCACATGCTGATACATCTAGTATAGCAAATGTAGATCTTGGCGCTGAAGAATTTGTAAATGAAATTACCTTTGACGAGTTTGGCCATGTTCTAACTGTAGGAAGTGCTACTGTTACAGCCCCAAGTAATGAAGAAATTACAATTACAGCAGGCACTGACCTTTCGACAGGCGGAGCATTTACACTTAATCAAGCTGCTGCAGAAACAATTACAATTGATCACGCAGATATTACTAGATCCGATACAACAGGTAGTAGTAGTTTGTCATTCGCAGGAACGTTTGATGTGATAGACAGCATTACATCAAATGCTAGAGGTCATATAACAGCGGTCAATGTTAAAACACTTACAATGCCAGCTGCTGGTGCTAACGACAATACTACATATTCAACAAGTGTAGTACAAGCAAGTGCAGGTAATGACAGCAATCCAATAATACGTTTAACAGACAGCGATGGCACCAATGATGATATTACAATTAGTGGCGGAGGAGACGTAAGTGTAACTAGAACAAGTGCATCAGCATTTAAAGTAGAAGCCACTTTCCCAACTGACAACAATACAACTTACGATTTAAGTTTAGTTGATAACTTAACAACTAATGACTCAGTTGATATTAAACTTAATCCTAGTAGCGGTACTGCAGACCTAGTAACAGTTGAAGCAGGTACAAATATAACTATAGAGGTTGATGGTGACAATGCTAACGGATTTATAATTAGCTCAACTGATACTACAGTTGATGTAGACGATACTCCTGTTGATGGAGCAACTACATCAGCAATATCAAGTAATTGGGCATTTGATAATGTTAAGACAGCAGTACCAGTAAATGCGTTATTTACAGATACTAATACAAACCAACTTACTACTTGGACCTTAAGAGACAGTGGCGATGATGATGTAACTATTGGTCAAGGTAAATTTATTAAGTTTGTAACGGCTACAGGAGCATTAGGAACCAATACAACAGGATCTGGAACAACCGCAGATCCTTACGTAGTAACACTTACATCTCCAAATGATAATACTCAACTTGCAATATCTAGTACCCCAACTAATGGAGCAACAACTACAGCAATTAGCTCAGACTGGGCATTTGATAATGTTAAAACAGCAGTACCAGCAAATGCGTTATTTACAGATAATAATACAACATATAATATTGCAACAGATAGTACAGCAGGTCTTGTTAAAATAGGTGCTACACCAAGTGCTTCTAATTATTATGCAATTGAATTAGACAGCAATGATAGAATGTATGTCAATGTGCCGTGGACTGATACTGATAATAAATCATATACAAGTTATATTGAAAATAATCAAACTTCTACAGCAGAGTGGAATTTAGTATTCGTTGACGGATCATCAGATAATACTTCTGCTGCACAATTAAAAGAATTAACTGTAGACGAACATAGTAGTGGTACTGGCGGATTAACTTATGTACCTGGCTCAGCAACACTAAGGACAACTAAGTTCCAAGGTACAGCGACATCAGCAGAATATGCGGATTTGGCGGAAGTTTATTCAAGTGATATAAACTATAGACCAGGTACTGTTGTAATGTTCGGCGGCGAGCAGGAAGTTACTACTTCAACTGGTTTAGCAACAACTAAAGTAGCAGGTGTTGTATCAACTGACCCTGCATACTTAATGAACTCAGAAGCAAAAGGTGTTGCTGTTGCACTTAAAGGACGAGTACCATGTTATGTAGTAGGACCAATTAACAAAGGCGACTTACTAGTAACTAGTTCAATTCCGGGCGTTGCATGTAGAACTGAGTCGTGGGTAGGCGGTGCTGTTATTGGTAAGTCAATTGAAGACTGTCCAAAAGAGTTTGAAGTAAGATTAATAGAAATAGCAATAGGATCAATATAATGCCAGAAGTAGTAAGAAAAAATTTAGATGTTCATGAAGGACATGACTCTAATACACCTAACCCATTTCATCAAACTAGTTATAATGAAGGATCGCCTGACGTATTTACTAATAACGAATCAACTGTAAGAATAGGTGATACTACTATTTGCGGTGATGGTGCGGCTGCAGGATCAGCAACTGTGTTTGCAAATAACATAGCAGTACATAGAAAAACTGATGCTACTACAGGACACGGAAGTTGGGGAGCAAATGCGGCCAAAACAGGAAGTCCTGACGTTTTTGCTGATTCATAATAAACCACATTTAAGACCCCTAAGACATAGATTATTTAAATACTGCGTAATTAAAACTTAATAGGAGACAATTATGTCAGAACAAACATTACACGAACAAATCGTTCAAGCATACAATTCATACATGGCAGAGCATTCTACATTCGAAGAAAAGAATGTAAAAGCGGCTGCTGCAAGAGCTCGTAAAGCATTAGGTGATATTGGTAAATTATCAAAATCACGTCGAGCTGAAATTCAAGAACGCAAGAACTCTATGTAATGAGCGGCCAGCGGCGTTGGCTCAGAACATGGGCACGAACTGTTGGTATGCCCATTGGCATTACAGACGACGATAAGCCAGAATTCCTTCCTATATCTCAATCGAGTGTAAAGAAGGCCCTGGCTTTTCGCACCTTTTGGATAGTGTTACATGTCGTAACCTGTTTTAGCATTATTGCCGGTAACGGCAGGAACTTAGGAATCTGGTAGAGTGGATCAAAGAATATACGAAATTTTAGACAAAGAGGTTGATAGGCAAGCAACCACAATAGAATTAATTGCAAGTGAAAACTTTGCAAGTGATGCTGTAAGAGACTTGTCAGGAAGCGTGTTTACTAACAAATACGCAGAAGGTTATCCAGGTAATAGATATTACAACGGTTGTGATCATATGGACGAAATTGAAACATTGGCCATAGAAGAACTAAAAAAGTTATATGGATGTGAATTTGCAAATGTACAACCGCATTGCGGAGCAAATGCTAACACCGCAGTTTATCAAGCATTTTTAAAGCCCGGTGATACAATACTAGGTATGGATCTAGCAAGTGGCGGTCATTTAAGTCACGGTAGTAAACCAAACATATCTGGTAAGATCTATAACGCACACACTTATGGTGTTGACGAAATAACAGGGTTATTAGACTATGGTGCTATAATGGCACAGGCTAAAGAAGTACAACCTAAAATGATTGTTGCTGGTGCAAGTGCGTATCCAAGATCTATTGATTGGAGTTTATTCCGTGAAATTGCAGATAGTGTAGGAGCATTACTATTAGTTGATATGGCACACTATTCAGGACTTATTGCAGGTAATGCATATCCTAGTCCGTTACCATATGCAGACATAGTAACAAGTACAACACACAAGACTCTTAGAGGCCCACGTGGCGGCATTATACTATGGAATAATCCAGAATATACAAAACAAATTAATAGTGCAATATTTCCAGGAACACAAGGCGGGCCGTTGATGCATATCATTGCCGCTAAAGCACAATGTTTTTCTGAAGCAAATACAGATGAGTTTAAAGAATATGCTCAACAAGTAGTACAGAATGCAAAGGCAATGTGTAGAGTGTTTTTAGAAAATGGATTAGAAGTACAAACTAACGGAACTGACAGTCACATTATTTTAATGGACTTGTCATCGAGTAAGTTTAGTGGTAGACAAGCAGCTGATTTGTTAGAAGCAAATGGTATTACTGTAAATAAAAACGGAGTTCCAAATGATCCTAGATCGTTTATTGAAACCAGTGGTATCAGAATAGGAACAGCAGCTGAAACTACACGAGGCCATGACGAAGCATGGTTTGGACACTTAGCACAACAAATATCAGACCTCTTAAAACAATAGGAAAGGAACACAATGCTGTGGGTAGATTACAATATTGAAAGTTTTCCAGACGGAAGTTTTACTGTAAAAGGAGAATGGCCTGGAGAAGTAATGGGTCGTCAATTAAATGGCGATAAAAAAGACCATTGGTTATACAAGCCAGGCGATGTTTTTATAGTAGATGAAAACGGAATCTTACGTAAGTCAGATCAGTTATCTGCATTAATAACAAAATACGAAAAAAATAATGAAGTGTAAACAAGGCGACTTAGCCGTTATAAAATTTAGCATACGTCCAGAGAACATTGGGCGTATTGTTAAAGTAGCGGAACTTATAGGTCGCTACGAAGCTGGAACACAATTTGCATATAGAGGCATGCCCTGTCAAGCCGCTGTTACAGACACTTATTGGTGGATTGAAGCAGACGATCTAAGCATACAGTTAGGGCCATCGCCTCGTGCATACATTCCGGATACATGGTTAGAACCAATAAAACCAGAAGAAGAAAAAGCAGAAACAAAAGCTGAATTAGAATTCGAACTGTAGAAAGGATAGGCCATGAAGCCTAACAAAAATTTTAGTCTTGAAGTACGAGACATAGAGATTATTGAACAAGCATTAAGAGCCAAAGCAGGACGTAGGGGACTTGCTATTGCACAAGGCGAAACATCACCTCAGCTCAAAGAAGAAATGCATGAGATACAAGAACTTCTTGGACGCATACATAATCAAAAGAATTGGTATACTCCAAAAGAATTTGTTCCAGGTGGTTGACAAACACAAAAAATGACTGTATAAATATAACTGTAACGTTGAAGCAAATCAAACGCTATACAGGACCCGGGGGCAGTACCCGGCGACTCCACCAAAAATACATTCTGCTTACTGTATAGCAGAAGCAACAGACTGATAAACTGGGAATGTATTTTTGATGGGGTCGAACTAGGATCGACTGGTAGTTAATAGACAAGTGGAGTTGCCCGGCGCAAGCACGGTTATCGCAAGAAAACAAATAGAAGCAAACGAAAACTTCGCATTAGCAGCCTAAGGGCTACTACGAGGTAGTTAGACCTTGTTACCAAACATAGCAGGAAAGGTGTTGCAGAGATGTAACACCTTTTTCTTTTATTCTTTCACTCTTGCACAATAAGAGTGCATAAATGATAACTATTAATGTGAGCAACACAATCCCACCTCGCTCACTAATAAGAATAATAAAAGGAAACTAATCAATGCGTACAACCGTACTAGCAATCGTAGCCGCTCTGGCTACTACATCAGTAAGTGCAGCAGATCTAGGTATAGCCGGACTGTCACTTAACACAGAAGTAAAAGCATTTCACAAAGTAGATGCAGAAACTAATCACATTACAGTAGAGCCAGAATTACGTTGGACACCTAATGCAGGTCCGTTATCAATGTATGGCGAAGTTCCGTTAACAGTGTATGAAACAGATCACGCATCAGGCGATGATTTTGCTGTAACAAACATTTGGGACGAAGGTCATAAGCCAACACTAGAACTTGGTGTTGATTATACTATCAATTCAAGCACAATGGCATATGCCGAAACAACATACGACTACAATAAAGACAAAGGTCGTGGTGAAATTGAAATTGGTGTAGCGTTTAACTTCTAAGTAAAATACTGCAACTTAAAAGGTCGCTTTATGCGGCCTTTTTTTATGGCTAAATAATACGGGCATATAATTATTACAAAGCGAGGGCAAGTATGTACGAATATAAATGTAAAGTATTAAGAGTAGTCGATGGAGACACTGTCGATATAGATATTGATTTAGGGTTTGGAATGTGGATGCACAAAGAGCGTGTTCGTATAATGGGCATAGATACGCCTGAGTCAAGAACAAGAGATAAAGTAGAAAAAGCATTTGGATTAGCATCAAAAGCAAGACTAAAAGAAATGTTACCAATTGGATCAATTCAACATCTTAAAACAGAAATTGATAGAAGTGGCGAAGATAAAAGAGGAAAGTTTGGAAGAATCCTTGGAGACTTTATTATAGACGATAAGCGAGTTACTGAAGTACTTGTTGAAGAAGGATATGCTGTAGCATATTTTGGCGGATCAAAAGAAGAAGTTGAAATGAAGCACATGGCAAATAGAGAAAAACTTCTACGTGAAGGTAAAGTAACATTACCAAAATAGATTGACATTAGTGTTTACTCGTGTTATAGTATTACTATAATAAAGGCACGAGGTAGGCACAATGACAATGCATCTAGCGAGAGGTCTTAGTACTATTAGTACTAAGAAACGTAAGAAGAAAGCTCTTACACAAAAGGATATCGATCGATATACTATCGAATGGCGCAAGCATAACAAATCTATGCGCCGAGCAAACAATCACTCATTACAATACGATACAGTAGACGACTACATTTCGTATGTGAGAGGTGAATATAAAGCGCCAGTAAAAAGTAGAGGCACATACACTCCTGATTCATCCTGGCGAAGAGATGAAACAAAGATTCCTTCTGCAATGGAAGAAGCAATCAAGAATGGTACATTCAATAGAGGATGTTCGGGCGGTACTAAAAAAGAAACACCTAAGTATACAGGTGATCTTATTGTAGGCATTGCAACAATGCATAAATCAAATGCTGTTCCTGTAATGCGTGGAACAGATCAAGCAAAAGAAATTGCAAGGATGAGGAGATAATTATGATTAAGATTATAAATTGGGTTGCAGGCGTTGGGGTGTTGACACTTGGATTAATTGGATCAACTGTAGCATACCCTTCAACTTTCCAAGATCCAGTACCAGGCGAACTTTTTACAGAAAAAGACCAGCCTGAGTTATATTGTTTAGCAATGAATATCTATCATGAAGCAAGAGCAGACAACTTAGCAGGTCAGTATGCTGTTGCTGATGTAGTTTTAAATCGTGTAAAGGATACACGTTATCCGAATACTATTTGTGAAGTAGTAAAGGACGGAAAGTATAAGGAAAGTTGGAAAACAAAACAATATCCTGAACTGCTTGATAGCGAACGTAAGTATATTCCTATTAGAAATAAATGTCAATTTAGTTGGTGGTGTGATGGCAGAAGCGACACAGCATTTGATATTGATTCGTGGATGCGAGCTCAAGACATTGCTGAGAGATTAGTATATGTAGGTTCTTATAGAGGTATTACTGAAGGTGCTACTCACTATCATGCAACGTATGTTTCACCTATATGGGCGTCCGAACTTGATCAGATTGGTCGAATTGGATCACACATTTTTTATAGGTGGCACTAAGTTAACCAAAAGTGGTTGACTAATCTTCTATACTATAGTATAGTATAACAATAAACTAATAGGCTAATGGAGGCTAAAATGAAAGGCGTAATTCAAAAAGCAACACTAGTAGGTATGATAATTACCCTAGGTGCATGTTCATCAATGACAACAATTGATGTACGAGAAACAAAAGCAAATCCCAAATGGTACGCAGATTGTGAACAAATTGGATCTGAAGGATTCTTATTTTGGAAAGATAAATTCGCTTATGCATGTGGTATGGGCGAAAGCAAATACGAACAAGCAAGTGAGTCACAAGCATACGCATTTGCAGTAAAAGGGTTTGCTGAACGTATCAACGGAGTTGTAAACAGCTCAACAGTAGTTGATATCTCAGGAGATTCTAAACAAGATAGAACTCGAGTAGAGCATCTTGTTAAAGACACAACAATTAGAGAACATCTTGAAGTTAAGAAGTATTCATACGAACTTGCAAGTACAGGCAGAGTTCATACGTATGTAAGAATCAAGATGCCACTTGAAACTTTCGACCAATTGATTGCAGAGGCTAATAATGCTCAAGTATCTTCTACTCAGTCTAATAGTAATTAGTAGTGCAGGGTGTTCAATCACACCCGACTACTACGACTATGATGCACCGTATTGTTACACCGACCAGACTATTAAAATGGAACAAGGTCAAACAGTAGATAGTGAAACTGTTTTAGAGTGTACTGATCGACCTGGTACGCAAATGGAAATTGCAAGAGCAGGAATTGATAAAGGGTGCGAAGAATTTTGGTATAACGAAACCCGTTGGGGTAAACTAACAAAAGTAAGAGGAGTAAGATGTGAGAAACTTGACGGCAGTTGGGAAATTCTTAACATTAACGGTACTGTTAACTAGTTTAGGAGCCTGTTCTACAACTACTCCTTATCAGCAAAGTAAAAGTATCTCAAGTAGTGCTGAGATGAATTATGCTAACGGTGGAGTAGTTACTACAGTTTTTAATCTTAGTAAGTATCAGTGGTTTCGGCTAACCGACGAGCAAAAACGTAAACAGAATAGTGCAATACAAGCGGCACTTGAAAGCGATTACGGTGTAGTATATAACTGGTATGAAAGTACAGCAAAAGGAAGTGTAAAAACCGTTCATGGTTATCCTATGAGTAGCGGGTTTTGTAAAGTAATTTACAGTACAATTACAGTTAAAGGTAAAACACGTAATTTTGAAGAAACTGGATGCCAAGACGTCGGACACGATGGTTGGAGATTCCTTGTTAGGTAAACACAACACTTTATTATGAGCCAAAATACCGATAAATACAACATAGAGATCTCCGGGAGAGGAAACATGTTGTTAGCGATACTAACATTAATCACTGCTCTAAGCATTTCAGCGGTGGCGATATACTATTCAGTAGCAGGTTTGGTTGCTATTTTTGCGGCTGCCGCACTTCCTATTATGATTATGGGTGGGGTACTAGAAGTTGGTAAACTAGTAACGGCTGTTTGGTTACACAAATATTGGAAGAAGGCTTCCTGGTGGCTTAAAGGTTATCTAAGTGTAGCCGTCTTTGTACTCATGCTTATAACAAGTATGGGTATTTTCGGCTTTTTAAGTAAAGCCCATATTGAACAAACAAGTGCTGGCGAAGAAAGTGTTGCTCAAGTAGAACGCATTGATGATGAAATAACAAGATACATTAGTGTTATTGGCCGTGCAGAAAACAAAATTAGAGAACTAGAGTCAAGCACATTCAACAACGACTCACAAATACAAGAACAGATTGATAAAGAACAGACACGTATTGACACAGCATACGATCGTATTAATCCTGCAATTAAAGAACAGAATGATATAATTGCAAACGTAACACAATTATTCCAAAACGAATTAGATAAAATTGATGCAGACCTAGAAACACTTCAAGGTTATGTAGACAATGGCGAAGTTAAAAAAGCACAACAAATGATTGGTGCTAGTGCAGATGGTATCTTTGGTAAAAAGACAGCAGAAAAGATCGGCGACTGGAAAGACGAAAAGAAAGAAGAACGTGCAGAATGGGTAGTAAAGATTCAAGAAGCCGCAAGTTCGCCTACAGTAATAGCGGCACGTGAAGAAATTAAAAGATTAAGAACTGTTGCAGAAGATAACATTAAACAGTCAAACGAACTTATTAATAGACTAAGAAGTAAACTAGGAACAGACAATGTTAATCTTGATGAGTTACTAGATGAACAGTTTGAAAGAGTTCGCACAGCAAACGCAGAAATTGAAGTCCTAACTGATGAAAAGTTTGAACTAGAAGCAGAATACAGAAAACTAGAAGCAGAAGTAGGACCTATCAAATACATTGCTGAGTTTGTATACGGCGAAAGTGCTGATCGCAATATGTTAGAAGAAGCAGTACGTTGGGTTATTATTACAATTATATTTGTATTTGATCCACTTGCTGTACTATTACTTATAGCAAGTCAGTATACATTTGAATGGGGTAGAAAACGTAAGCCCGCACTTGATAACGATGAATGGAAAGACTACGAACGAATGAGAGCAGAAGTAATAGCTTCTAATGTTCCGCCATCGTTTGAACCAGAACCAGAAGAGATTATAGGTGACACTGAGGATAAACTTCCTGAAGTAGAAGATCTAAAAGAAGTAGAAGTAGATCCAGAACCGAAAAAAAAAGATATAAAATTATCGGAAGAATTAGTAGAGGATCGTCAAAAGAAACTTGATGAACAAGATACACAAGATTGGGAAACTGCTAAACAAGCATGGAAAGACGAGAATCCTACATTAACTTTAAAGATATACAAACAATTATATCTGGAAGGTAAGATAGACGAGTTACCGTGGGAAAAACATTTTACTCCGCAAAAGTTTATGATTAAAGATAATAACAAACAAATCAAACTGGAAACAGAACCACAACAAGAACAACCATCCGAGGGCCAAGGATATATACAGAACGAAGAACAAAACTCTTCAGACAGTAAATGGAAAAACATCAGGCCCAAAGATGAGTGATATAACATTAGTTACACCACCAGACAAGTACTACACTAGCGAACCAAGTTTTCTTTTAGTGTATCCTAGTGAAGTTATTAAAGAACAGTTTAATGACTTTGTTCAGCAATATAACATTCCATTTGTAGTTTACCTATACGAACAGAAAGAACCCAATCATGAACCAGAATGGCTTATGGATACCTTTCATGCCGCGGACTATGTTATCATAGATATTGATAACTGTGACCCAAAAGTAAAAGATTTCACATCATATTTTATTTCCAAAAACAAAACTTTTTGGTTGACAAACAGTGGTGAAAACATGTATAATGTATTATCAAAGAATAGATTATATAATTTAGACTTTTTAACTGCAACAATCGGAGGACAGTTTGAGAAGAAACAATAGAAAAAACGACAACAGCCAATCATTTGGAAATGGTTTAACTGTTGAAGTAAGAAACGGCGATTTTAATAAAGCACTAAGAATTTTCAAAAAGAAAGTTATGGAGGCTGGAATTATTCAAGAAGTCCGTGACAGACAAGAATACACAAAGCCTAGCGAAAAACGTGCAAAAGCAAAAGCGGCGGGCAGAGCTCGTTGGATGAAGAAACAACGTCAAATGGAAATGGACGGTAAGTTACCTCCGTCACAGATTAAACGTAGGAAGTAGTCATGGCAATGCATACGGAACTATGGTTTCCGAGTGTTATCTGGAGCTCGATCATTCACGTAGTTAATAACGATGAACTTAAGAAGTTTGCGTATCAACGTAAGCAAACTGATAAAGGTAGGGTTATTAGTAATTACGGAGGTTGGCAAAGTAACGATATAAAGCCAGGCGAGTCTGATCAAATCGATCGTTTAGTAAAAACCCTCAATGAAGAAATGAAAACTTGTGCCACACAAGTTGGTTTAAAAGAATGTGAAATATATAACATTTGGATAAACATTAATCCTCCACACAGTTATAATCACTTACACAACCATGTAGGTAGTGTATTAAGTGGAGTATATTATGTTGATGCAGAGAATCAAGGTAATATACAATTTGAAAGAAACGATGGCGGCGAATATCATATCCCCTATGATATTGCACAAGAAACCTACTATACAAGTACAAGAGCAACATATGCCGCTAAGACTAATGCATTGTACATTTTTCCTGGATGGCTTAAACATAGTGTTCAAGGAAACATTGGAACAACTGACAGAATCAGTGTTTCATTTAACTACGGCGAAAAAAAGTAAAAAGGTAGAATAATGCGTATTGAACAAGATATAAAACTTGACTACAAAGATGTTCTGATTAGACCTAAACGATCCATACTAGGTAGTCGCAAGGAAGTAAACTTAGATCGTAAATTTACATATAGGAATTATAATCCACCATTTCCAGATAATTCCGCTGAATATCATTATAGTGGTATTCCAATTATTGCAAGTAACATGGATGGTGTCGGTACAATGGAAATGGCAGACACACTTGCACAACAAAACATCCTAACTTGTCTTGTTAAAACATATAGTGAGGACGAACTTGTAAATTACTTCAACGGTGACGTACTAGTTAATAACAACAGAGTAGAACGTACAGAGTATGTTGCTATGAGTATTGGCATTACAGATAATGATTATAGTAAGTTCAAAGAAGTATACGAACAAGTTGGATATAAATTAAAGTATGTTTGCGTTGATGTAGCAAATGGCTACTCAGAAAGGTTTGCAACATTTGTAAGAGGGTTGCGTAATAATTATCCACATATTGTTATTATTGCAGGCAACGTAGTTACAGGAGAAATGACGGAGGAATTGATTCTTGCAGGAGCAGATATTGTTAAGGTTGGCATTGGTCCTGGTAGTGTTTGTACTACTCGGATACAAACTGGTGTGGGGTATCCGCAACTATCGGCGGTTATTGAATGCGCCGATGCGGCACACGGTCTCGGTGGTCATATTATCGCTGACGGCGGATGTACTTGCCCTGGCGATGTTGCCAAGGCTTTTGCCGGAGGCGCTGACTTTGTTATGCTGGGAGGTATGTTAGCAGGACACGACGAAGGCGGTGGTGAAGTAATTGTAAAGCAATTTGAAACAAACGAAATTATTCAAACACAGAAAAAAATTGTACAAGAAAAATATGTACAGTTTTACGGAATGAGCTCAAATGCCGCAAACGAAAAACACTTTGGTGGATTAAAAGAATACCGTAGTAGCGAAGGACGAGAAGTATTGGTTCCATATCGCGGCAAGGTAAAGCACACAATACAAGACCTATTAGGCGGTGTAAGAAGCACTTGTACCTATGCAGGTGCAGTAGGACTTAAACAACTCAGTAAGTGTACTACATTTGTACGTTGTACACAACAGTTTAACGCGGTTTACGCAGGAAAGTAATATCATGGATTTAAGTATTTTATATAGCGGACAAGTTTATCTTTTCCTAATTGTATTTGTAATGATGATTGCAGGTATGATAAAAGAGAACGACTTGTTCAAAGACATCTTCTGTTTCTTTGAACAGAATTTAAAAAGTAAGAAAGCGGTAGTTGCTATTGTAAGTGCCCTAACAGGACTACTACCTATCAAAGGTCGTGTTACAGTTAGTGCTGGCATGTTAGACACACTTGCACCCGATAAAGGGTGTTGTGGCCGAGAAAAGTTTGGACCAATTGATTATGTAAGCACACACCACTACTACTTTTGGTCACCACTAGAGAAAACAGTTATTCTGCCGATGGCGGCGTTCGGACTGTCTTATGGTGCATTTATGAGTATGATGTGGCCATTGCTTGCTGTAAGTATTGCTTTTATTCTCGGCTACTTGATATGGGGCGTTAAAGAAAGTGATGTTCAATTACAGGATTGCGGAACAGAAATTAAAGTAAGTCGTATCACACGTTATGTATTTCCATACATTGCAGGCGTAGTTGCTATTGTAGCTGGCGTAGACTTTATGTGGTCATTTGGATTGCTTACATTATATTACATGTTTTGTACAGCAACGTTTGATATTAAGAAGTTACTAGGTTACGTTGACTGGAAACTTATAGGCTGGGTAGCTCTTATTATTGCTCTAGCTAACTTTGCTGTCTCTAACACAGAAGCAATTAAAACAGGATTAGAAAGTACAGGATTGGACATTAATACCCCGCTTGGCTTTATTGGTCTTAGTGTGTTTAGTTTCTTAGGTGCATTTGCACTAGGAAGCAGTTCACGCTTTGGTGCCATCACAGTGTTGATGTCAAGTATATATGGATTGGAGTATCTTCCTTGGTTCTTTGCAGTAGACTTTGTAGGCTATCTAATTAGCCCTATGCACAAGTGCGTAGCAATTGGTATGCTGTACTTTGGAACTAAGTTGAGATATTACATTACTATATTAGGCTTATGGGGTGGATTGGTAATCGCCACCGCTGGGTTGACATTACTGTTCTAAGAGTGTACACTTAATAGGATAGAGGTAAGCACTAGGTTGTGCTTACTATTTTAATAACTTTTTTATAATTTATTTAAGGAGATAATATGAAAAATTTAATAATCGCAGGAATACTTGCAATTTTTGCAACAACTACTGTTAGTGCAGATGATTTTGATTATACAGAAGTAAACACTTTCGTAACTAAAGACAATTGGACCTTTGGTGTAAGAGAGTATGCTGATAAAGATTACTCTCAGCGTATCTTAAGATATGACTTTGAAGGAAATCCATATCGTTTAGAGTATAGAAAAATTGATCGTGCAGGCGTAGGCGAAGATTGGATTCGCTTTCAAGTCAAGCAGATTAAAAATGGAGCGTTCTTTTTCAACTCAAGATTTGAACATAGATCAAGAGAAGGTAGAGAAAACGTTATGCGTTATCGCCCACAGTTTGGTTTAGAAGCACAAGGACAGCCTAACTTATTGTTTGGTTCACCGTTCTTAATCTTTGAACCACATGTACAATATACGTATGAAGGTAGTAATTTAGATTACAGCCATTTACAAACGTTTATAGGTACAAAATACAAGTTTGGATCATTCTCAGTGTCGCCTTTTGTTGAAGTCGATTTTGACGATGATTTTAAGAAAGATACAGCATTCTTTGGGGTTGACTTTAAACTCAATCTATAATATACTTGTATTATAAATGATAAATAAATGTGTAGGGAGATTGATTCTCCTTACATATTTTTAAATAAACTGAAACGCCGAAAGGGTTTCAATAGTTAACTTGCTTATTAAAGGAGGAAACATTATGACAAGACTAACTACCTTAGACATCCCATCACTACATAGAGCTACTATCGGCTTCGATAGAATTTTCAGCGAGCTAGAACGCCAGTTTGAAAATAGCCCTAATAAGAATGGATATCCACCATACAACATTGCACAAATCAACGAAGATGAGTATATGATCTCATTGGCTGTTGCCGGCTTTGGTATGGATAATCTTTCAATTGAAAAGGATAACAAACTTTTAACAATTGAAGGTACGGCTCCTAAAGGAGATGAAGACGTTAATTACCTACATAAAGGTATTGGCGGACGCAACTTCCGTAGGGAGTTCACACTTGCTGATCACGTAGAAGTGAAAAGTGCAGGCCTTGAACTAGGTATGCTAAACATTCATCTAGTACGTGAAGTTCCAGAAGAACTACAGCCTAAGAAAATTAAGATCAATGAAGGTCTTACTATTGAAGGCGAAACAGGCAAGTAAATTGTCTAGGGGGAGTGGGAAACCCTCCCCCACTTAACGGAGAAAGAAATGAGCGAAGAAGTAATTTTAGATGTAAAGATAGATGAGAAATTATCTAAACAAATATCTGAGCCACCAAAGTTTAAAGTAGTATTACTGAATGATGATGTTACGCCTATTGATTGGGTAATAAAAGTTTTAGTAGAAATATTTAGACATTCAAACGAGAATGCTGAAAAAATAACATTAACCATTCATACCGATGGTTCAGGCGTTGCTGGCATATATACTTATGAAATAGCAGAACAGAAAGCACTTGAAGCACAAGACCAAAGTAGAAGTCAAGGCTTTCCATTACAAATTAAACTAGAGAAAGAGTAAATATGAGCCTAAAAGATCTTACATGGGAACACCATAAAGACGCAGAAAGACAAGAATTTGTAAAAGTTATGATGAGTGGTAAGATCAATCCAGAATTATACGCAATCTACTTATGGAATCAACATAAGAAGTATGACCTACTTGAAGCAATAGCAGGAGCAAATGGCGTATTAGACGACCTTCCAGGTATCAGACGTAAACAAGAAATTGAAAAAGATTTCTTTGAGTTGTGGACTAAGAAAGAAGAAGAGCCACCAATACTACCTAGTACAGAAAAATACATCGAACATATGCGTAGTATAATGGCTGATCCCGAAGCACTGATGGCACACATTTATACGTTACACATGGGCGACCTAAGTGGCGGACAAATGATTAAGAAACGTATTCCAGGCACGGGTAATATGTATAACTTCAAAGTTGACACACAAGAATTAAAAGAAGCCATACGTAGTAAAATTCATGACGGCATGGCAGACGAAGCAAAGTTTTGTTTCGAAACAGCAACCAACTTATTTAAAGAACTAATGGAGTTAGACATTGAGCGTTATATGGAACCGGTTAATTGAATGCCAAGATGAAATTATAAGCATCTTTGACAGTCGAGCAAAAGAAATAGAAGAACCAGGGTTATCACATTTTAATCAACCAGAGAATGGTTGGATTAATCGTGTGTGGGCAAATGATAGTGTTCGTAGAGCACATATTGATGTTGTAGATGCACGTGAGTCTAGAGGCTTATGGATGATGCATGTATGTTGTTTTCCAGTTCTTAACAATGATGCGCCAATATACGGCTTTGATGTTATTGCAGGCAAAAACAAAATGACTGGAGCCTTCCATGACTTTAGTCCTAGTTCTAATCCAGACCATCCTATGATTGATGGATACAGAGAAAGTGTTGAAGAATTTATTCCTAGCAAACAAAGACAACTACCTGAATGGGCAACAAATATTTTTACAGATAAAATGCTTGCTGCAGGCAATGTTAAAACAGAGGAAGAAGCAGTTGCTATTATTGACATTGCTATTGCTAATCTTAATGCTTGGTTTGACGAAGTACCATTATCCGACGGTGACGGTAATTGCGAGATAGTTGCAGCAAGTCAGAACTATTACTGTCATAACCAGCAACAAAATCCACATACGCCTAACGTTATGAAAACACCTGGTCTTGCAGAAGAAGATGTAGATAAGTTCTGCACAGACATGCTGTTTCCTAAAATAGTATAAATACTATTAATAATTTAGGAACAACTAATAATGCGTTACAGTGACTTTAAACTTATAGAATCAAAAAAATTAGACGAGTCGGCTAATGCCGGACTAGAAGCTCAACATGCAATACATGATATTGATGCTATTAGCAATGCTGTTGCTACTATGGACCCAACAGTTAAGTCTAACGTAGTAAGTAATTTAACAAGTCTTGCTCAAAAGGTCAGAGACTTTGTTACTAAGAATATTAAGAAAACTCCAGAACCGCAAACAGAAGCATTAGGTAGTGAAGACCAAGAAGCAGAATCTGCATTACAAAGATTAAAAGCCGATATTGCTACTATTGAAGCAAGTGATATTGATGAAAACATAAAAGCATCTTTCTTAGCAAGTTTAAACGAAACATTAGACAAACTTACTAAAGCATCTGAAAACATAAAAACATCAAGAGACTCAGCACGTACTGAGCGTGACGAAGCAATTAACTTTGTTAAAGACGTTACAGGTGTATTAGTTACACTAGGTAACAAAGTACAAGGATATACAGCAGACTTAGACACAAGTGATATGACAGCAAGAGATAGATCTTCATACAAGAAAATGTCTATTAACGCAGATAAGTTTACTAAAACTCTAAAGCAGGCACTGTTTGGAAAAATACTTGATATGCAGGAAGAAAGTGATGTTAAGGCTGAAGAGATTAAAGAGTTTTTACAAGCCTGTGTTGATGGTAAAGTAATTAACATGCTAAGACTTATTTCTGTAGACAGAGGTAATGTTAAAGATTTTGTAAACCCAAACTATCAAAAAGTATTTGATGTATTTGTAAAAGAAAACATCTTTAGTTATGCGCCTGGCACAACATCAGGTGCTATTGGTCCAGGCGAAATGGCATTGTCAATGATGGGTAACCCTGCAGAAAAGGGCAAGAAGGGCGATCTAAAGATTGGCGATGAAGAAGTTGAAATTAAAGCAAGTGCAAAGACCGGTGGGCGTTTCAATAGTAAGGCTATTGCTAAAGCAACTACAGGTTGGCAAACATGGTCAAACAAAATTAACGAAATTATGCAATCAGCACCAAAGGGTGCAACTATTCCAGTAATGCAAAAAGATGGAACATTCCAAAAAATTGATGCACAAAGTTACGATGGTAACCAATACAATGTTATTAAAGGCAAGGCCAAAAAAGGTAGCAAGTATAACTGGAACAAGAAAGGCTTTGATGCACTAAACAACGAAGTGTTAGAACCGTATGCAAATAAAAAACAAACTGCTGACTTGTTTATTTCAACAATTAAAGCTCTTGTACAAAACTATGAGAAACTAAGTCAAGAACAAGCAGGTAATTCACATCATAAACCATTTAAGCCAGCAGAACTAATTATTGATGCAATTAATAATGATGGTACTGTTGACATGAAGAAGATGAATGTTGCATACTCTAAAATTGCATATGCAAGTTATCACTTAGCAGACGGCATTACAACTGTTATGTTACTTAGAACAGATACATTAGACTACACTATCTTTAAAGATGCCGACGATTTAGTTGGACAAATGAATAACGATAGGGTTATTACTGGTGGCGGCTTCAATTGGAATGACGACCAGCAAACACCTACCCCTGGCTACACAGCCGCATAACTGTCAAAATATTAACACTTGCATCTGTCAAATTTTTGCAAAGGTGTTACTTATTTACACATAGTTAATATCACCACTCCCTAGATAAATACAACGAGAAGGATATATTATAGAATAAGAGTGTGAGGGCTCTAACTTCGGAGATTATTATGACAAAATATGGTTTAGGGGCGATCCTTGTGTTACTAACTTTTACTAATGCAGGGGCAACAGAGATTCTATGGGGTTTTAAGAATCCTGCTTTCCATTATGGTAACGGTTATTCAACCCATGTACTAAGTGTAGAGCAACTACAATATAATCGTAAAAAAGAGATTGCTGATTTTCAAAGATCAGAAGCACTAAGGATTGAAAGAGAACTTGAGAATACAACACTCAACAAGTTCTTAAAAAACTTAGAGTCAAGAATTTACGCACAGATATCAAAACAGATGGTAGACAGTATGTTTAGCTCATGTGATGATGCTGCAGCGGCCGCTGGAACTTGTACACAAGCAACAACAGGTACAGCAACAATAGAAGGTTCTACAATTACGTGGATCAGAGATCCACTAACAGGATCTATTACCCTTCAAATATTAAATGAAGACGGTACGTATACGGAAATAACAATTCCTGGATCAGGGGAGTTTGGATTTTAAATGATACGTTTGCTTTCAATTATTGCTATGACACTGTTAGCAACTGGGTGTGCCATGACCCCCTCCATGGTAGATTATTCAAAAGAGTCCAGTTGGAAGCCAACTGTACAGACAGCTCCTTTAGTAAATGAACTAAGAGATGTCCCTGAATTAAACGGCCCAGTAATAACAATAGCAGTTTATAACTTTTTAGACAAAACAGGTCAAAGAAAACCAGCAAGTAATATTGCTAATCTTTCTTCGGCAGTTTCTCAAGGCAGTGAAGTATGGGTAATAAAGGCATTACAAGAGGCAGGTAACGGCACGTGGTTTCAAGTTGTAGAGCGTGTAGGCCTAGACAATTTAGTTAAAGAGCGTCAACTGATTCGTTCCACAAGAGAACAGTATGAACGCACAAAAGAGAAAGGACCAACCCCTTTAAAACCTATGCTATTTGCAGGTTTACTTTTAGAGGGCGGCATTGTAGGTTATGATAGCAATGTTGCAGCAGGGGGTGTAGGAGCCAGATATTTAGGCATTGGAGCACAAACTGAATATCGAATAGACACAGTAACCGTGGTGATGAGAATTGTATCAGTAAGTACCGGCAAGGTTTTATTATCTGTCGCTACCGAAAAGGTCATCGCATCGTCACGATCCGGAGCGGACGTATTTAAGTTTTTAGATATGGGTACAAAAGCTGTCGAAGCGGAGAGTGGATACTCTGTAAATGAACCAGTCAATTATGCCGTGAGAGCAGCCATTGAGGCAGGCATAATTGAAATAATAAATCAAGGCGAAAAGGAAGGGCTTTGGAAGTTCAAGGAACAACGGGTAACAGGAACTGAAGCAGAAGTAATAGAGAACACTAATGAAGGGGTCTCTATTTATTGTGAAACAGAAGACAAATGTTACACCTCTGAGGAACTGGACAAAAAAGCACAATCTTTAGACCGATAAAGAGGGATGATTATGAAAAAGATATATACAGGACTCACAGTTCTATTATTATCTAGTTTTGTAAACTTTGCGTCCGCTAATGATATCTATATCGAGCAAGTAGGTGATACTTTAGATTTAGATATTGTTCAGGACGGTACAGGAAATAAAATTGGTGATGCAGTTACAGGCGTAGACCTGGACGGTGCATCCATGACATTTAGTATATCTCAAGTTGGAAATACCAACATCGTTTCAGCACTTATCAAAGGTGCATCGTACACTGGTACGTGGGACGTAAATGGTAGTGGTAACGATATCGACTTCAAATGTTCTAGTACATCTACAGGTAACTGTGAAGATGTAACAGCAACAATTGACATCGATGGTGACAACACTAACTTAGATTTATATATAGGTGAAAATGGTGATGCTGATGATACTAATGTTACGTTAGACATTGACGGAAATGGAAACATTCTGAATATGGCTTTAGACGGAACAGACCTGGCGCTAAACTACACTATTGACAATAGTGCTAACAGTGGCGGAAGTTCAACACTAGCAAACACCTTTACGATTAATGTTGATGATTCAGGCTTAACTGGACACAATCAAACTATTAGTCTAATTGGTGGTGGTAATACAGTAGACATCACACAAAGTGGTACAGCTCAAGATCAAACAATAAGTCTTGACTTGCAAACTAGTGGTAGTGATATCGACATTACACAGAGCGACTAAAGATGCAGTTTGCTAGGTATATCCTCGCTGCACTACTTTGGTTACCAATTACAGCATATGCAAATATTGGACAAGTAGCTGATCAAAAGGGTAATGGTGCGATTGAAAGAGGTAGAGATTTAGTTGGTAGTGGTGTTGGTACTGAAGTACAAAGTATGGATGCTGCTGTTACTACCAACGGAACTATGCGAATCGACTTTATTGACGATACTCGAGTAGATATCACACAACATAGTAAACTTATTATTGACGAATTTGTGTTTGATCCAGCGAATGATATCGGATCACTAAGTCTAAAAGCGTCATTAGGAACAGTAAGGTACGCATCTGGACAAATTGCAAAGAAGTATAAGCAAAATGTTAAGATTCGTACGCCAAGTGCAACAATCGGTGTACGTGGTACTGATTTCGTAATGGTTGTGGACGAAGTTGGCGGAAGTTTAATTACGCTTCTACCAAGTTGTGACTCTGCTGGAAACTGTTATACTGGAGAGATAACAGTGGAAACAGACGCAGGAATGGTTATTATGAATCAAGCATTCCAAGCAACGGCAACACAGACTTCTTCACAGCCTCCGACGCCGCCCAGACTGTTAGACTTACCAGAAGATATGATTGATACTCTTTTAATTGTAAGAAAGAAAACACCATGGGTTGAAGACGAGGAAGAATGGAAAAAGGCAAAGAAACAAACAGCAGATATTTTAGGTATTGATTATTTAGAGTTTGATGGATTAGATGTTGAAGTATTTCAAGACCAAGAAGAAATATGGCACACTGAACTTGACGAAACAGACTTTATGTTAGGCGACTTATTAATAGATATTTTAGAACAACTTAATATTCAATTAGCAGAACTATTTAAAGATGAATTTGAAAAACAAAAAACAGACTTTAGCGGAGTTAAGTTAGGGTTTGATGCAACAACAGGAATAAGAATTACAGACGTAGATCCATCATATCTATTTGAAAGATATGACAATATAGGAACTAACAATGTATACCTAAAGTTGCGTAAAGGAAGCGGAGGATATACTATCAATTTACAACAGGGCGATTTCGAATTAATAGATTATAGAATCGGAACTGGTCCTAATAGCATTGACATATATCAAAATAGCCAATGAAGATAACAGGAACACATTTAGGAATATTAATATTAGTAATGTACTTTGCGGCGCAGACTGTTGACGCTAACGAGATTTACATCAACCAGGCTGGTGATAACATTGACATGACTATTGTTCAAGATGGTGAAAATAATGTTATTAGTTCACTTACTGGTAACGCCACTAAAGCCACAATCTCCGGTAATAACACAAGCACAACGTTTACACAAACAGGCGATGACAATGATATAGGCGTGTATATGAGTGCTGGCAATGGACAACAGACAGTTACACAAACAGGCAATACTAACTATGCTATTGTAGATTGCCACGGTAATAACTGTTCAGCAACCATTATACAAAATGGTAATAATAATGCGGCAAATTTAGAGTTTGGTGACGGCGGTGATTACGATAACACTGGTACAATTACACAAGACGGTGACTACAATACGGCTGGTACAGAAATCAATGGCGACGACAACACTGTTGTAATGGATCAGGATGGTGACTACAATAGTATTGGAGGAATTACCAGCGCACCAATTACTGGTGATAACAATGTACTATCAATGATACAAGATGGCGACTATATGACTTTTGAAGGACATCTTGTAGGTAGTAATAATAGTTTAACATCATTTCAAGGCGGCGGAGCCAACAGTAGTTTTATTCGTGTTAGTACAGTTGGAAGCAATAACACAGGTGATCTACGTCAAGGTAAGAAGATGGACGGATCAGTTGACGGCAATGATAGTGGTAACCATGAACAATACATAACAGTAGTTGGCGATGGTAATACTGTTGATACGTCACAGGTAAACAGTAACGGTGCAAGTTCAGATCATCATATGGCACATATTATAACAGGTGATAGTAACACACTAAGTCACTTGCAATATGCAGATAGTAAAAAACAAGGCTTCATCGAAATAACAGGCGACAACAATAATGTCGAACTTGAACAAAGAAATAGTGCAACTCATTTTGCTGACATAGTATTAACTGGAGACGGACATTCTGTATACGGTGAGCAACGTGGGTATGGATCGCATAATATAACAGTAGATCTAACTAACTCAGGCGGAGCATACAATATGTCAACTACACAAAATTCATCAACTGCACAAACTTACACACTAACCGGGAGTTGTGCAAATGCTAACGGATGTGGTATTATAATTACCCAAAACTAAATAAATACTACTGACAGCAGAAGGCAGACTGCTAGAAAGTAGGGCGTATTGATAGATCCATTCACCGCCGTAGCCGCGGCAACCACAGCGTTTAATACTGTAAAAAAATTCGTACACGCTGGTCAAGAATTTGAAAATTGTATGGGCCAAATGGGCAAGTGGTACACTAGTGTATCTGACTTCCGTAAAGGTCAGCAGATGCAAAAGAATCCTCCAATATTTAGAAAACTATTAGCCTCAGGCTCAGTTGAAGAAGAAGCACTCAATCTCCTTATCCACGAAAAGAAAATTATGGAGATGGAAAAAGAACTTCAACAAATGCTAAACATACGTTTTGGCTTTGGAACTTGGGACGAGCTAAAAGAAATGCAACGTAAGATACGTGCTAAACGTGAACGTGAAGTATACAAACAAGCAGAAGCAAAGCAAGCATTAATAAACGGTGTTGCTATTACTTTATTAATAGGAGCATTAGTTAGTATGCTTGGAGGATTGTTTTACTTTATATTAAAGGCCAAAGGAATGATTTAAATTGAAATATGTCTACAAGAATTTAGTATATGATAATAGGGATACCAAAGGATTATTATATAGAGATGGTAAACTTTTGTTTATGGGAAATACTTGGAGTGGTATATTACAATTTTTAGCATACAGCAACAACGCACCTGAAGTACGAGAAATGTTTAAAGCACAACTTGAACAGCGCGAACAAATAAAATTTAAACAGCATCAAAGAGATATAGAAAAATGATACATGCCTTTATGTTAATTGTGTTGATAGCAGAAGTTCAACAACCATCGCCTATGTATTTTAGGAGTATAGATGTGTGTCAATACTACGCTAAACGTATACCTCGACAGTATGGTAACTATGGATCAAAGTATCTTGTGCCTAAAGAACACAGAATTACAGCTTATTGTAAGCCTGTAAAGGTTCAAGACGGACCTTACATATACGATCATTAATAAATACTGTATGACGAAGTATATCACACACTGGTCAGTAGCATTTATTACTGCCTTTATAATGATAATGTTACACTACGGTGATAGTACTGTAGTGCAAACAGCTCGGCTCAAGCAATTTGATTTACTTCAACAAACTGACGAGCCCCAACTCTCCCAAGATATTGTAGTAGTCACTATCGACGAACCAGCTATTGAAAAGTACGGTCAATGGCCTTGGAGGCGTGATCAGATTGCAGATATAATCTGGAAGCTGCGCGAGGCAGGTGCTGGTATTATTGTAATACCTATTATGTTTTCTGAACCTGATAGATTAGGTGGAGATAATATTTTATCCGAAGCACTTGTAGATAACGGAGTAGTAATTGCACAAACAGGAACTACCTCTGTTAATAAGAATCCTGTTCCTAGAGGCGTAGCCAAAATAGGAGATCCTTTACCATACATGTTTGAATGGCCGGGGATGTTAGGACCAATTCCATTGCTAGGTGAAGCGGCAGACGGTGTAGGTGTTTTAAACACAGCACCAGAAATAGACGGTGTAGTAAGACGTGTTCCGCTCATCATGCGTATCGGTGAAGATACGTATCCTGCTTTAGCAGTGGAAGTAATTAGGACAGCGACAGGAAATCCTAGTTATCAAGTAAAAGCGAATCAAGGCGGTATTGAAGCTGTACGTGTTCCGGGTTACCCGATTATCAAAACCGATCCTAATGCACAAATATGGTTACGTTGGAATAAACAGTTTGAAGAAATTAGTTTAGTAGACGAAGATCAATTTTGGGCTTTAGAAGGTAAGACAGTAATCCTTGGAATAACCGCAGAAGGAATTGGGGGACTTATTGCAAGTCCAACCGGACCGCAATATAATTACATACCAGCGGCAGTAACCTTACAAACAGTAATGGACGGAGATCAAATACAACGTCCATTCTGGGCACTCTTAGCAGAAATGATCACAACAGGAATCTTAGGCATAGCCCTTGTGCTAGTTGGACGTTTTGCACCTTATTGGTTAGTTGGTACAAAGATAGTTGCATTTAGTGGAGCGTTAGTGTATGGTGCATACTATGCATGGACAAACTACTTGTATCTACTTGACATAACTATGCCGCTGGCTACTGTAATACTTGTAGGCTTACATTCTGTGTTTAATAGATTTGTAAGTGAATACCTACAAAAGCAAGAAATTAAAAAGCAATTTGCAGGATATGCATCACCTACTATTGTACGTATGTTACAGGAAAATCCTGCACTGATCAAAGACGGTATGAAGAAAGAAGTTAGTATATGTTTTAGTGACCTTAGAGGTTTTACTCCTTTAGGTGAAAGTTTTGGCGATGACGTTAAAGGCCTAACAAAAATAATGAATGGTTACATGGATGCAATTACACAGCCAGTACTAGACGCCGACGGTATGATTATTAAGTATATTGGTGATGCTAGTATGCATGTACACAATGCTCCAATTGATGATCCTGATCATCCTAAGAGTGCTGTACAATGTGGACTAGATATGTTAAAAGCAGTGGAGAAGTTTAATGAAACATTACAACGAGATAACCGTCCGCCAGTGGGTATGGGTGCTGGCATTAATACTGGTTTGGGGTACCTTGGTGAAATGGGTAGCACAAGGAGACATTCGTATGACGTTCTTGGCGACTCAGTATCAACAGCAGCAAGGATTGAATCAAAGTGTAAGGAATACGGGTGTACCTTACTAGTAGGAGACGCTACATACCAACGTACTAAGTCGGACTTCTTTTACTTAAAAATAGATGACTTAGCAGTAAAAGGAAAAACTGTCGGTATAACAATATGGACAGTGTTAGACAATAGACGTCCGGCCTGGCGTGTAGCACAACGTAAACACGAGGATATGCACGAAGCATATAAAGCTCAAAAGTTTGACAAAGCAATAGAGTTATGTAATACACTACATAATCATTTTGATGGCAAGATGTCTGACTATTATGATATGTGGATAGAACGTTGCAAATTCCAAAAAACTCAAGACCTACCTAAAGATTGGAATGGAGTATTCATTGCCACAACAAAATGATTTTAGTAGTTTAAGTATTGAAGAAAAAGTAATTAATATTAAAAGAAGAATTAGTGAAATGCAACTAAGGCTACGATTGCAAAATACGTCGAAAAGTGCAAGACCTGATCCAATGTTTGAACACGAAAGAACGTTGGACTTGAACGAGAAATACCAAGCAACTTCACACACGTCGACTTCCAAAAATCAATATGCCAGTGCGCCAAATGATCTAAAAGCGAAACTACTAAAGCACACTCAACAGAAGTAAAGTTTAAAGTTATTAAAAACGTAAGTAAACTATGCTGAGCATAGTGTATTTGACCGTTACCTAAGTATTTTGTTTTGTCAATATTCTTGTTAAATGTCTGAAGGAATAAGTCTGCAAAAGTATGCTTTATTACTAATAAAAATAATAAAACAACCTCGGGACTCATTTGGTTGACTTCTTATTCTCTTTAGCCTGAGAAATAGCGTCTTCGATTTCATCTAGATCAAGGTCAAAACTTTTGCCAGTGAGCTTTTCATACTGTTCTTTAAATTCTAGTATCATGTTAATCTTTTGATTAAGTCTAATCATATCGTTATCAAGCATACGTATACGATCAATTAGTGCAATTAGTGTACTGTTTGCTTCACCTAGTACAGGTTTAATTTCTGTTGTAACCCATTTCCATACGTAGTAGACAAAGTATCCAAGACCCATGGCTGCAATAATGGGAAAGCCGTATTGGTTTATTGCGTCAATTAAGTCTTGAGACATGTATTACTCCTATATTGCTAGACTAAGTCCTATTACTAGTCCAAATATTGCGCCAAACAAAAATAAAGGTGTTCCTATTGCAAAAACATCTCTATAAAAATCTTTTGCCTGGGCGTCTAGCCATGCCTGGGTTGTTGGATTTTGATTGTTGTAGAATTTATCCCACTTGGTCATTTAATCTCTCCTAGCGTCTTCTTTGCCTTCGTTAGCGGCTATACGTTCAACGTTAGGTTTTACGTTAAGTGCATAACTCATAAGAGCGTCGATCTTAACTAGATCATTGTTCATTGTTTGAACTCGATTGTTTAGAGCGGTAATCATACCTTTAAGTCCATTGACACTTCCAGTAACACTGTCGAGAATAAATCTTAATGTAGTGAACACAAATAATCCGCTTGCTAAAGCCCCCGCAATTGGAAAACCTACGTCTCCTACTATCTTTAAAAATTCCATTGTTCTATATTAGTCCCTCACGCTCTCGCTATAAGTATTTACCATTTTTACTTTCGTTTATAGGTTGACAAATATAAGTAATGATGCTATTATAACTAAACAATAGAAATTTAAGGAGTTTTTATGAAAGAAGGCGTACAAGTCCCGGCAGTTGATTTTAAATATAGAGTTAGAACTGACGGACAACCAATTACGTTTGTAGATACATCAAACGGTCAAGCAAATCCATTTGAATGGAAAACTGTTACGTCATCAGAAATTTTTGATGGAAAAAGAGTTGTAGTATTTTCACTACCCGGTGCATTTACTCCAACATGTAGTACATACCAAGTACCAGGATTTGAAGAACTATATGATCAAATTCGTAACTTAGACGTAGACGAAATTTATGTTGTTAGTGTTAACGACACATTTGTTATGCGTAAGTGGATGATTGATCAAGACGTAAAGAATATTAAATTTATTCCAGACGGAGCAGGTGAGTTTACTCAAATGATGGGTATGCTTGTTTGTAAACCTGAGCAAGGCTTTGGTAATAGATCGTGGCGTTATGCAATGGTAGTTAAAAATGGCGTAGTAGAAAAGTTCTTTGAAGAGCCAGGACGTAACAATCATAGTGACGACAATGATCCATACGGTGAAACAGATCCGAAAAAAGTATTAGAGTATTTAAAGACTGTTGCCTAAATGAAAGTACATGAATTATATGATTGGGGTAATCTAATTACACCAGATCAGCGATTCGAAATGTGTAAAGATATTAGTAATCTTATTGCACAGGGAAAGTACTGGGATAATAGTCCTCCCTATCAGACTAACGTAAACATCTTTGGCGAGCCAGGAGAACACTGGACTAATTTAAAGATGAGTTTTATCTGGAGTTGTTTTGCTTACATGAAACAAGAAAGACAGATAAAGAGCGTTAAGAGTTGGGGATATAGAACTAATATAAAGACCCAAGAAAATCGTGATACATATTGGCATCAGCATGATAGACAAGGCTCTACTACAATAAGTGGAGTATACTATTTGCACCTGCCAATAGCAGAGGAAAACGATTTAGAAACATCTGGTACAGAACTTGCACCTAATGGAATATCATCTGAGACTTATTATGCTCCATGGCGTAAAGGTAATTGGATGATATTTCCAGGCAAGACATGGCACCGTCCGGGCATACTAGCGTGTGACGAAGATAGATTTATTGTTGCCGCAGATATGGAGTTTTAATGGGTTATCCAACACAAGGTCACATAGCTAAAGACGTAGCAGAACTTAAGAAGCTCGTACAAGAGTGCGAATCCGAAATTGATAGAATTAAACAACTAGCCGTAAGAAACGGTGAATTAATTAGAGAAGTTTTAAAGAAATTGGAATCCTAATGGTTGACACAAGAGGTAAGATCAACTATAATAATTTTATATTATACGCGGCTGTAGCTCAGCTGGATAGAGCATTGGTCTACGAAACCAAGGGTCAGGAGTTCGAATCTCTTCAGCCGCGCCAAAGAGTCTTAAGGAGGACCTATTATGGCAAAACGTAGATTTAGAATTGATGCCGGTCGATATGGCGGCGAACTTGTAATTGGTAAAATTAATGCTGACTTTGTAGAACACATGCGTGACTATGATGAATCAGATCTTATTGATACTATAACAGGGTATGAATGGGAAGATGAAGAAATGGGCATTGCTGATGCACCTAAACCTAAGGATGAATTTTATGCTTGGCATGAGTGCGATGACATTGAACATCTAAACAATGCATATGCTGACGGAGGCTTTGTAATTAACGAAGTTCCTGCAGATGGCTCAGATGATTTTAACTGGGACGAAAACGAAATCAATACAGATGGTTATCATCTGTATGGTAGAGAAGCATATCATGATGATGAACTTCCTGAACCAAGTGATTACCTGTCAGAAGAGGACATTGCAAATATGTTCCCAGTACTTGTATTCCACAGTGGTGAAAAAGGTGGCTTTGCATCTTACTTTGTAGAAACAGATGGCGAAGACTTTGATCCTAAGAAACTTGCATTTAGTTCTGTCGAAACTAACGTTTCAGAAATTATCGAAAATGTATATTACGATAAAGTAGAGCTAGAAGCAGACTATGATTACAACGACACAACAGGCAAAGGATACTATGCACAAGTAGGCTATATGAATCCTAAGTATCGTGATGATCCTAATCAATACACAGACGAGTACCTAGAAGAAGAAGGATACTGGGAGTGTTACGAGGACCATTTGCTAGAGGAAGATGAATAAATATATGCATGGGTGACACTAAAGAATTCGTGCCGTATTCCTTTTCTAAGGATTTTATATTAGTTTGTTCAATAGGACTTAATATAGGATTTATAGTAGGTTTACTTTTATTATAATTGGAGACAAAATTAATGTCAGATAAAAACGTATATGAATTTAAAGCAGAGGATATCTTTGAAGATATTAAAGATGATCCAAACAATGTGCTAATGAATATTCCACCAGAGATATCTGAAAAGATGGGCTGGAAGGAAGGTGACGTTTTAGATATTAAACTCATGCATGACACCAAATCAATATCAATTAAGAAAATAGAAGATGCTGATGATTTGATTCCTAATTTGGAGAAAGATGTCTAAAGACGGATTACTAGAGTTAGAGGGTAAAATATTACAAGTTTTACCCAATCAAATTTACAAAGTTGAACTTGAAAACGGACACGTAATAACTTGTTATACAGGTGGTAGATTGCGTAAGAACAAGATCCGAATGATATTGAACGACAAAGTTAGGGTAGAAATGACCCCATACGATCTGTCCAAAGGACGAATTACCTTTAGATTATAAGTTGACATCAGTAGTATATGATGCTATAATATACATATAACCTAAAAAAGAAGGCGTGTATGTTTATTACAGTTACAGGTGGCAAACCTAATCAACGCAAATATGTAGAGAGCATGGCAGAGTTTTGTGTTAAAACTTTAATGCCTCGTATGCGTACTCTTGAAATTACTGTAAAACTGAAGAAGCCCAAAGACGCTATGGGGTATTGCCTAGAAGGTGATAGCAATAGAGAGTTTGAAATAGAACTTGATTGTACTCAAAAATTACGTCCTTTATTAGAAACACTTGCTCACGAGATGGTTCACGTTAAACAGTTTGCTCGTAGAGAGTTGCATCCTTCAACAGACACATGGTATGGTAAAACATATAATCCTAAGAAAATCAGTTACTGGGACCTTCCATGGGAAATAGAAGCACACGGTAGAGAGTGTGGCTTGTTTATCCGTTGGGCTGAAGAAAAAGGTTTTGCCAAATATAAGTGGACACAGTTATAGTGGACATTGAAACTTATTACAATCATATTTGCAAAGAATGGAATGTTAATCCAACCACAGATGTGTACACAGGGTACGAACATGTACACGACAAACTAACATCTTACTCAAAAGAGCAATGGAGTTCTGCAGACGAAGCAGGCAAGCAAAAGATAGAAGATGAAATATTTGATATCTATCGAAGTGTAAATGTTATCCCAATTACATACTTTAGTCTTGAAGGTTGTAAAAAAGAATTAAAAAAAATAAGCCTAAAACATCATAAAGTAGTAGATGATAAAATTGCTGTGGGCAATACAGCAGGACAGAACTTTAGTAGATTTTGGTTTCCTAATATGCAAGAAGCATACTCTAGAAATGATAAGATGGTTAGTATGCGAGCAAGGTTCTATGACGACAAAAGATTAAAAAGAGCTATCTCTTTTTGCTTTAAATACAGAGACGAGGGTAGTAATAGTGTACTACCTGCCAACATTAGAAGAGCGTTAGATCTAGTTAGCGGAGGAACTATTGCTAACTTTAAGCCTATGAATGCTAGAGCTGTATACGAATACATATGCCCTACCTTTATGGGTAACGTATTGGACTTTAGTTCAGGTTACGGCGGACGCATGTTAGGCGGGCTTACAAGTAATCTAAGATACCACTACACAGGCATTGACCCTAATACTAAAACGTATAACGGTCTTGTAGCATTGGGCGAACTTATGACTAGTTTAGGACTAGGTAGCGGATATGAAATGCACCATTTACCAAGTGAACAGTTTACACCTAAACCTGGATACTATGATGCCGCATTTAGTAGCCCACCGTACTTTAATTTAGAAACTTATACTGACGAGCCTACACAATGCATGAACAGTTGTTCTAATCTAGATCAGTGGTTTGAACACTATGTTACGCCCACTATACAAATGTTACACACAGCTCTTGCTAAAGACGGACTGTATGCTGTAAACATAGCAGACTATAAAGATGGCAAAGAAGAATTTAAAATTGTTGATCGCTGGAAAGAACTTAGCGAAAGTATAGGGTTCAAGTATGTTAAGCAACTAGATATGTTGTTGAACGTCCGACCAGGTGTAGGCAATAATAAATTAGAAAATAGTTATAAGTCCGAAGGCATTTATATTTTCAAAAAGACTTGACACTTAGTAGACTAGGTGTTATATTAATAGAGTAGTCCAGTAATTCGTTACGCAACTACTTAAACTTAACGCCCCAGTATTTCGATACGCAGGCATATTTGGAGAAGAACATGAAAGTTAAACCTTATAATCGTCAGACTGAAATCAATAAGTTTCTGGCAAAATATAAAACCCCATTCGAAATGAAAGACGATGCTATTGACACTCGTACAATGGCGGACAATTACGAAAACGGAATAATTCCACTACAAGATATTGCTGAAGCAATTGACGTAGTATTAGGTCCACAAAAGAAACCAAACAACCCTGATCCGTTTGATCCTAAAGTAGGTATTGTAAAGTTTGGATATGTAGAATGGACAGATTGCTACTTATGGCCTAGGTTCCAACGAGATGTAGCACCTAATCATTTATATAAAATTGAACTAGATTTTGAACATACATCTGTGTTACTGCCTACAGCAATTTTAGTTGACGGTATGTATATGCTTTGGGACGGACATCATACAGCACAGGAAATGAAACGTCAAAACTATACTAGCATTCCTATGTGGTATATTGACACCGCAATGATTACAGATGAAACTGTAGAAGAAGCAGGATTTACTGACAGAGTAGAATATGCTGTTTGGCTTGCTGGACAAAACATGATTCGTATTAATAGTCGTAACAAACGTAAGTTACATGCATATGACGAATTTATGATTTTGCTTGAAACTAAAGACGGTCCTACAACAGCAATGTATAATATTTTAAAAGCAGCAGGATTTGTTCCAAAGCGTAATGCAAACACACCAAATGCATTTAGTCAGATTAAAAGTGGACAGACAATTTTTGAAATGTCAGATGACTACGGAGTAAAAGGCAAATACTTTAAACGTGCATTAGCATTTCATAACAAGACTTGGAAAAAGGCAGCCGCAGAACTTGAAGTTTGGAGACCTATTGCATTGTTGTATAAAATGGCAGAAGTAGAAAGTTTTGTTATTGATGAAGAATTTGATAAAGAACTAGGTAAACTGTTTATTCAAGAATGGGGAGATCCTGCATCAGTACAACTTGGTCTTAAGGAACAGTATGATAATGCGTTACATACTAAAGGGTTTACTAATCCAAGAGACCACGATCAATGGCGTGTGTATGATGCTATTGTGAACTTATATAATAGTAAAGTTGGTCGTATACAACTTCCGCAAGCACAGTGTAGGTGGTAAAATGAAATTTCTATATCTAATGAAAGATCCGCTTGGCGCCAAGGCTTGTAAAATTGGTATTACAAGTGTAACAAAGGCAAAGGTAAGACTAGGTGTTTACCAAAACAGTTATAGTTCTGAAAGTCATATGGCAACTTTTGATTACTTATGGTATGGTAAGAACAGTCCGATTGCTCGTTTAGAAGGTGTCCTAAAAGATACTTTCGGCTATGCTATTACAATGGAGGGTAGAGGTTTTTCAGAATGGATATCTGAGCCGCCAGTAGTTATCTTAGAAAAGATAAAAGAAACTATTGAAGACTATCATTTTCATGTATATGAAGCAGGCAAAAATCATAACATTTATACACTAGATGATGTAATAAATCAGTTGACAGTAACCGGAAAAGGTGCTATAATTAAACATAATTAGGCAAACAGATAGAGGCACACAATGTACGTAACAGCAAAACCAAGTTACTCTCGTAAGACTTTTAATCATAAGGATCGTGTCCCGTTGCGAACAGTACCTACACAAGAAGCACTTGCTTATGCTTGTGCCGCACAGCGTATTAATGGTTCTTATGTTAAGGACACTAGACGCTTTTCAGAACAAGAAAACAAAACACAATTTGCTAACAAAGAGATTGTTAAGTTTGCATTTGCTAGTACTGACAATCCTACGCCTGATGACTTCACTAAGCCTACACCTACTGAACAAGACTACGAGATGGTAGCAGAGATTCAAAAATGGATGCGTCGATATGTAATGCTAGGGTTAGGTGACCTTGATGAGTTTAAACGTGATATGGTTAATAGTGTATCACAAGATACTGTAGCATTTAATAATTTAGGTCGTATTGCATTTATACCTGAATTTGTAAATCGTGATAAACATGAAACAGGATTGACTAAAGACATCCGTGTTGAGTATCGTGACTCACAATACTTAGGTAATGAAAAAGATGTAGTTGAAGGTGTAATTAAAATCCTTGACAAACGTTTTAGTAGTCAGTGGGAGAGCTATAACTACACAGCAGTTATGGACGGCAACCTTGTTAGTTTTATGAACAAGTTTGAACATGAAATAGGTACGATGAAACGTATCAAAGCAAAAGTTAAAGCACAAACAAAAAATAAATTGTTTAGTGCAAATGAAACTAGACTTAATTACGTTAAACTCTATAAGGTGTAACATGATTCGGTTACAAGGTAAATTGCCTTATTACTTGCATGTAGCATGTTCCGGCGGTGTCGACAGTATGGCTATTGCTGACTTTTTGTCTAACAATCATCATACTAATATTTTGTTTTTTGATCATCAAACTGAAACTAGTAAAGAAGCATATAGGTTTATTGCTCATTATGTTGGTGAAAAGAAAATGGGTATTTTATATGGCAAGCCTCGCTATTCAAAAGAGAAGAGTCAAAGTTGGGAAGAGTATTGGCGCACTGAAAGATATCATTTCTTTCATAGTGTAGATGCACCTGTTGTAACAGCACATCATTTAGATGATTGTGTAGAAACTTGGTTATGGAGTAGTATGCATGGTAAAGGAAAAATTATTCCGTATAGGAATCGTAATGTTGTTCGTCCTTTTCGCCTTACCCGCAAACGGGATTTAGAACTTTGGTGCAATCTTAAAAATGTACCTTATATTGACGATGAAACTAACAAAGATACTCGTTACATACGTAATTATATTAGACATGAAATGATGCCACATGCACTTCGTGTAAATCCAGGTATTCACAAAACAATTTTTAAGAAGGTAAAACAAGATGAACATTCAACACCAATCACTGTTTGACATAGCACAGTTAGAAGAACACTATTCAAACAAAGACGGCGTACCAGTAAAGTATGTTTGTACTTCAGACTTGCGTGTAAGTGATATTCCTATGGATATTTTTTATAGAGAAACGCCACATCCTGAGTTTGGTAATTATTACTTTGGTGTGTACAAACATCCAGTAACTAAAGATATTTTTATTACAAACGCAGATGAGATAGAGTCACTTGAGTTTGGCATGATTGAACACGAAGGTAAGTACTATTACAGTCAGTCACATCACGATTACAAATCTATAGGTGGCAAAATGATTGATGGTGGAAGAGCGTATATTAGGAGTAGCGGCGGCGCTGTTACAATGCATATAAAAAATGGAAAGTTTTATATCAACAACATACAAGACTTGATAAGGAGCAAGGATCATGGCTGAACAAAAAATTACATTTGAAGAATCTCTTGAAGATGATGATTGGGGTTTGATTGTTAGTAATACTGGCGAACTTAAAGGATTATTCATTCCTGATGGTAAAGACGAAGATGACGTACCAGAAGCCATTGTAAAACTATGTGCTACATACTTTGGAGTGTCTGAAGAAGAATTTTATGAAGGACCAACGGTACACTAATGACACCGCAAGAAATTTTTGAATACAAACAACGTTGGATGCCAGGCTACCCTGTAAGACTACACAGTGATCTACGGTCCAAAGGAAAAGACTGGTGTAAAAAATTAGATAAATGGGAATGGAATTTTAAGCAATATACTAATAACTATGAAGATACTTATTATTTTAAAAACATATATGCATCTCAAAATTTTGAGATGGAACATTCAAGGTGGGTAATATATGACGATGCCGATTGAACGTAAATGGGCCATTGATAATACAAAAAAGTTTTTACTTGATTTAATGGATCCTAAAAAAACGCCTAGAGTTCCTATGGACATTAGGCGAGAAGCTCGGAGATGTTTAAAACATTATCCAGATGAGTATCATATGGAGCAAGCACAGCAACTTGCTCCAGAAGTATTTGGGGAGCATAGTGGCTAAGAAAGCACCTAAGATAGGAGACAAAGTCGAACACACTTGTACGTTAAATGGAACATTTCAAGGTGTTGTTATAGAAGTGTTGTCGACACAATTTATATACAAAACCGCAGATGGCCACGACAGATTTTGTTTGTTTAAAGAAATATGGAAAAAACTAGATGAAAGTTAGAATAGGTCCTTATAGAAAGAACAGAGCGTTCAATATAGAAATTGAACCGTTTGACACATGGAGCATGGACCATACACTTGCTCCTATTATTTTACCTATGTTAATTCAACTACAAGAAACTAAACACGGTTCACCATTTGTAGATAACGATGATGTGCCAGAAGAACTTCGTATGCCTGATGGCTGGTACGAATCCGAGTACAACAAGAACGGTGAAACAGATGAAAAGTTTCACGAGCGTTGGGACTGGGTAATGAAAGAAATGATTTATGCTTTCGACTGTAAAGCAAACAAGGACGAAGTATATATGCGTTTTGATATAAAAGATCGAGACGCAATGGACAAAGAACAAGAAAGAATATCTAACGGATTTAGATTATTTGGAAAGTATTATGAAAACCTCTGGGATTGATTTGGAAAATTTAGACGATACTACGACACAAGAAGAATACAATAAAGTCTCTTCTGAAAGTAGGGCTCGTAATCTTGCGATGGAATTATCTAAAGAGAAAAAACGTTTAAAGCAAGAGCTTGCAGAATTACAACAGGAAAACGAAGAACTTACTCCTACTACTCCGACTGGCACACCTGACTGGTATGTTAAATGGTTTAGCATGGTAGCGGCTGTTATAGGTGTGTTTTCTATTAGTGCAGGCTTTACAATGTTTGGACAGGTAGCATATGTACTCAGTAGTGGTGGTTGGGTATATGTAGGCATGGCCTGGGGTGATAGAGCAATCATGATAGGTAGTGCTATAAGCGGAACAGCAGTAATGATGAATATAGTAACGAGTTTAACATGAAAAAGTATTACATACTAGCAGGTGTAGTTTACACCGTGTTTATAGGCTTTATAGCAAGCACTATACAGCAGAGGCTTACAATGGAAGAACTTAGACCTCAATATGAGGAAGAGTATTGTGAAGTTGTATATGAATACACAGGCGAAGTAGGTGGCGACGAGTGGAATGAACTCTTTGCTATTGCTGTAGAGAATGAAGAAGAACGAGACGAGTTACAAGAAATAATTGACGAAGGTATAGACAAGTTATACGAAGAAGAATTTGGCGAAAGCCGTAATCAAAGTGATGCTGATGCATATATTAGTTTATTCTACAACTTGTCAGATCCTATTAATTGGTTATTTACATTATTAATTGCTACATTTATAGCAAGTTTCTATCTAGTATTTTATAGTTGCAAACTTGCAATTGAAAGACACTTTAAAGGAACTAATAAAGATGACTGACATGTTTGAAGCAACAAATCCAGATGTTAAAATTATTGCAGAGTTAGCAAAAGAAACCGAAATTGCCGATCCAATAAATTGGGGCAACTTAAATATTAGTGAAGAACAAGCATACATTATGATGGCTAGTCATGCTGCTGAAATGGAAGTTGAGCCGTTAGTAATGAAATCATTAATAACAAAATTGTTGGTTGAAAACTTTGTTCTTAATGTTAAACTAATGCAAAGTAAAGGTTGACACGTAATACGTTTTACTATATAATAGTTTTAAATTAGGAGGATATATGTCTACTGTTTACGAAGATAGAGTTGAAATTTTATGCACAGACAACGGAAAAACCGTTGAAGCTGAAATAGATAACTTTAGAGAAAACCAATCGTTAAATGCATTTATTGCAGGTAACAAAATTCACATGGTATACAACGGTAAGGTGTATGTCGGAAATCAAATAGGATTAGAGTTTCAAACTACTGGTCCAAAGCAAATTGCAAAATTAAGAGGTAGATATGAAAGATAATATTGAAGTTATGGAAGGACCATATGCAAAGGCTTTGACAGAAGATGTCGAAGGTGTTCTTTATCGAGAAATTAAAACTGTACGTGTAAAAGATGGCATGCTAACTGAGTATGTTACAAAACGTAGTTATCATGAAAGTGGCGATTATAATGATACGTCATCAATTTCACCAATTATAAAGGTAGGATCATAATGCCGTTAGTACCTATGGTAGTAGAGCAAGAGTCACGTGGCGAACGTTCATATGACATTTATAGCCGATTACTTAAAGACCGTATTGTAATGCTTAATGGTCCAGTTGAAGATAATGTTGCTAACTTAGTTGTTGCTCAAATGTTATTTTTAGAAAGTGAAAATCCTGATAAGCCTATTAATTTTTATATTAATAGTCCGGGCGGTGTAATTACAAGTGGCATGAGCATTTATGACACTATGCAATATATCAAATCGCCTGTTCATACTATTGTAATGGGACAAGCATGTTCAATGGGTTCATTCCTTGCTCAAGCAGGTGAGCCAGGCAAACGTAAGATGTTGCCATATGCTCGTCATATGATTCATCAGCCAAGCGGTGGTTCACGCGGTATGCAAAGTGATATTGAAATTCAATATCAAGAAATAACTAAAATGAAAACTATCCTTACTGAGTTGTATGTTAAACATAATTCAAAAGGTAAGACATACGAAGACTTTGAAAGAGACATGGATCGTGATACATTTATGTCTGCTCAAGAAGCACTTGACTATGGATTAGTTGATCAAATTGTGGAGAAAAAATAATGCCTATTCCGGAAAGAGTAACAGTACCAGAACCTAGAGACCCAAGCAAGAAACATTTTTATATTAGTCTTGTAAAAAGTGGGGTTAGAATTGTAGCAGGAATTGCTCTTTTCATGGGTGGTTATGCGGCCGCTGGTGTGTTGTTTATCGGAGCAGAACTTTTAGGTATTGCGGAGGAATTATAATGAGTGCAGCCGCTATGAGAGTTGACGAACTAAAAGAGTTTGTTGCTGAGAAAAAAGGTATTCCAACTGAAGAAGCACTAACTAAAATGTTACAAGAAAATGTTTTAGTAGTAACATTCAATAAACTTGATGGTGCTGAAAGAGTAATGACATGTACAAAATCGTTCAAAGTCATTCCAGAAGAAAATCACCCTAAAGACAGTAACACGAAACCTAAATTAGGTACTGTCACAGTTTGGGACACAAACGCTAAAGGTTGGCGTAGTTTCAAATATGATCGTGTAACAAAAGTAGAAGAAGGGAACGTTTAAACTTATTCGGAGAGTTGGCTGAGTGGTCGAAAGCGGCACCCTGCTAAGGTGTTATACGGGCAACTGTATCGAGGGTTCGAATCCCTCACTCTCCGCCAAGATGCGGGTGTAGTATAATGGTATTATCACAGCCTTCCAAGCTGAGGACAGGGGTTCGATTCCCCTCACCCGCTCCATTAACTAGTAGTACAAACTAATAAGTAATCAGAGGTTACATTTATGAAGATTCGCCCATTACACGATCGAGTGATCGTACGTCGTGAGGAAGAAGAAAAGAAAACAGCAGGTGGTATTTTCCTACCTGGTACAGCACAAGAAAAACCTAACCAAGGAGAAGTAATTGCCGTCGGCAGTGGAAGGGTTTTAGAAAACGGAGAAGTTACTCCAGTCGATGTTAATGTCGGTGACATTATTGTATTTGGTCAATTTGCCGGTAGTGATAAGATTGATGCAGACGGTGAAGAACTAATTATTCTTAGCGAAGGCGATATTAAAGCCGTAATTGAATAGAAAGGAAGCGTAGAGCCGCTTTAGAAAAGAAGGCAAGTAAGCGTCGATAAATAATTGACGCAATTATGCTCCCGTAGCTCAGCAGGCAGAGCAACTGATTTGTAATCAGTAGGTCGTTGGTTCGATTCCGACCGGGAGCTCCACTTTTTTCCGCAGTAGCTCAGTGGTAGAGCAGTTGACTGTTAATCAATTGGTCGTAGGTTCGACCCCTACCTGCGGAGCCATCTTTTTACTTGACACATCTATTATTAGATGTTATGTTAGTATAGTAGAAACAAAGAAAGGACCCTAAGATGAGAGAATGGGTATACAACTGTTGGAATGTAGTAATGGATCACGAAAAGAATCCACTAAGTAATATTCCGGATTTTAGTACACGACATATGATCATGCAGGTACTAGCATGGATGTGGTGTATTGTGTTTGCTATCATCGTAGGTAGCATGTGGGCAGGCGTCATTAGTATGGTGCTTCATGCATTGTTGCTAGGTGCGATTGCAGTTACAGTAGTAACATTTGAAACAGCAAAACGCAATCCAAAAATGTTTGTACGTGATAATATAATTAACTCTCGCGGTGTTGGTGGCGAACATGAGTGATTACACTTGCGACAACTGGGTAGTTATCAAGATGAAAGGCGATGATCCTCACTATCGTCTTCTTGTTGGAACATCTGGCGGTTACTTAGATGGCGACAGTTGGCGTATGAACAGCGGTATCACGGGTGTAGAGAAACAGGCATATCTGTATGGATTCTATGGTAGTTCTGGTTCTGTGTATTGGTGCCATCAAGGAGGTTACGGGTTGCGTATGAATAACGCCGGCGTGTATAATCAACTTAAAGAACGCTTTGGGGATACAGTTGAACTGATGCCTGAAGATACAGACTGGATGAATATGGATTGGATTATCACTTAGAGGTTGACACAACAAAATAAAGAGTGTATTATAAATACATAATAAGGAATACGGAATACTAACATGTCACAGACTAACACAATTTATATTACAAATTGGCCACCTACCGGGGGTATGTCTTGACGTGACTTTTTAAAAAGTTATTTTAAGCAAGCCCCTAGCAGTTAATTCGGTTAGGGGCTTTTTTTATAAACTACACTACGCCTTACTGCAATAAGGTGTTTTTGCAGAGACAGAGGCCTCGAAAGGGCTAAAGATAGTGTAGTTCATAAAAAAAGTTTTATGTGAGTGGTGTTAATGGTAGCACAGCGGTCTCCAAAACCGTTAGTCGGGGTTCGAATCCCTGCTCGCATGCCAATTACCACTTTCTTGACTTTTAATTAAAAAGAAGTATAATTATATTATATGGGGCTGTAGCTCAGTTGGGAGAGCGACTGGTTTGCATCCAGTAGGTCGTAGGTTCGATCCCTATCAGCTCCACCATTTTAATTATGAAAGAATTAGTAGTTTTAGTAGGAGCACTTTTGTTAGCAAGAGTGTTACCTATATTAGATCCAAGTTACGCAAACTTTACCCCATTGTTTGCTGTAGCAATATTCTTTCCGTTAACACAAAATAAACTATTATCTTATTCTGTACCGCTAGGAGTAATGTTTTTATCAGACTTATTCTTAGGTTTTAGTGCAATAAATTTAGTAGTGTATTTTGTGTTAGCACTTATCATATCATTATCACGTAGCATTAACAATTATGTTTATACTAGTATTATTGGTATAGGACTGTGGCATGTTATTGTAAACTTCTTTGTGTGGTTATCAAATCCTAGTATGTCATTATTACAAACTTATGCAATGGCTATACCATTTGACTTTAAACTGTTACTAAGCACATTAGTATATGGTACAGCATTGTCATTATTATTACAAAGGAAACATGCTTACACTTAAAAAAGGAAGAATTAAAAAAGATTTGAAAAGATTATTTAGAATTGACAATATTATAACTATGGGCTTAATAGCACTACTGTTTTTTGGATTACGAGCCAATGCAGATGACCATTTAACATACCATGGACACACAGTTGACCCATTAGAAATTACAATATATGCATACCGTACAGCAAGTGATCACAGAGCAAAAACATACAGTTCAAATGTAATAGAAGCAGACGAACTAGACGATATAGAAGTATCTGGAGTTGACTTACAAACAACTGGACCTAAAGGACAACAAACAAGTTTGTTTATTAGAGGTACAAATAGCAATCATTCATTAATTGCTATTAACGGTATTAGTATTAAAGACCATAGTACAATTTCTGGAAATGACGATCTAGGACAAATAGGAATATTAGGGTTTGATCAAATTGAAATTATAAAAGGCCCGGCTGGTTCATTGTATGGACCTGATGCTGTTGGAGGTGTAATTAACTTACAATCAGGTATTAATTATAATAATGAATTAAAGTATACACTAGGATCAAACAACCTAAAGAAACAAAATTTAAGTCTTGGTGAAAGTGTAGGTGCTCATCTTTTTAGCCTTGATATTGAAAAAGAATCTAGTGATAGTATCAGTGTAGCAGAAGGTCCTGAAACTGATCCATATGTATTTCGTAATTACAACTTTGTATACGAAACATATTTAGACAATGGATATGTGTTAACTGGAAATTTAATTGGTAGAAATAACGATAGCAATCTTGACGGAGGTGGTGTTGATGATCTTGACTATACAGGTAATTGGAAATTTAACAATAGACAAATAGCACTAAAGAATAAAACTACTGCGTTTGTTTATAATAATTCAGAACATAAAAGACAATACACAGATGACGGATTGGTTAGTAACTATAACAGTATTAGCGATACATTTTTAACACATAAAACGTCTACAATAAACGAAATAGACTTTACATATGGACTAGAGTACGTAACTTCTAAAGCAGATTTTGAAGTTAATTTGCCATATTATACTTCATTAGTAAATGCAACACGTAATAATACAGGACTATTCTTTGGTAGTGATTATGTAATAGACGGTACTGTTGGGTCGTTTGGTGTAAGATATGACAATGCTAGTAACTTCAAAAACGAATGGACATATAGAGTTGGTATAGCAAGAGGCAATTATAGGTTAAGTCATTCAACAGGATTTAAAACTCCTACCGTTTACGAAATGTATGGTATAGATAATTACGGTTTTGAAGGCAATCCAAACTTATTTTCTGAAACTAGTAAGTCTTATGAAATTGGATATAATGACGGAGCATTAGATGTTGCGGTGTTTACTACTTCAGTTAAGGATACATTGACATACGAAGGTTCAACATATAACAATAAAGGTACAAGTAGACACAATGGTGTAGAAATACAATATACAAATACGTTTGGTCCAGTAACTCTAGTAAACGGTTATACATTATTGTTTACAGAAGATACAAACGGACAGGATCTTTTGCGTCGACCAAAACATAGTTACAACGGTAATATATATTATGATGTTGACAGTACTACTAGACTAAAACTTAATGCAAGGTATGACGGAAAGTATGACGATATTCACAGTTCGACTTGGCAAAGAACAGAAATGCCGTCAGTATCACTTTTTGATGTGTCATACCAAAAGTATGTGGACAACATTTTATTTGAAATAAAGGTTGACAACGTAACTAATAAGCGTTATAATAAACCACATGGATACAAGCAGACAGGTAGAACATACCTTGCTAGTATTGCATACATATTTTGAAGGATTTACCTTTAGAATTAATAACCGAAGGTAAGACTTCACAATAGAGAGAAAGATAGAATGGTAACAGGAAAAGTAAAATGGTTTGATGCAACTAAAGGATTTGGGTTCATTACCCCAGACGATGGCGGAGCAGATGTATTTGCACATCACTCAGGCATCAATGGAGATGGATACAAGTCTTTAGCAGAAAACCAAGAAGTTACATTTGAAATAATTGAAGGCCCTAAAGGTCTACAAGCAACCAACATCACGTAGTATAACTTAGTAGGCCCGTTCGTCTAGTGGTTAGGACACATGGTTTTCATCCATGCAACAGGAGTTCGATTCTCCTACGGGCTACCATTTTACGGTCTGGTAGTTAAACGGTTATAATTCCGCCCTGTCACGGCGGCGTTCGGGGTTCGATTCCCCGTCAGACCGCCATTAGTGGTTGACATTTAATCTATTAGAGGTTATAATGTATATAACAATTAGGCAAATACAAAGAGGCAACATATGCGAACACAACCACAAGACATAATATCAAAACTTGAACAACACAATAGCAGATTGGACAAAGAGGCTATTGTATTTGGTGCAATGGGCGAAGGACTCGACGAGTTCTTTGAAGGTGTTCAAATGGCTCTTGATCCACTAGTAACATTTGGCGTTAAGCAAGTACCTGAAAAAGCAGAAAACGAAGTATTATCTGCACAAGGTTGTGAGTGGAAAATATTTAAAGAACTTGCAGATAAACTTATTGCAAGAGAACTTACAGGACATGCGGCAAGAGATGCTATTGAACTTGTAATGTCAACAGCAACCGCAGAACAATGGAATGGCTTTTACAGACGTATCTTAATTAAGGATTTACGTTGTGGTGTAAGTGAAAAGACTGTAAACAAAGTTGCCAAAAGGTTTAATCCTAAAGGCGAAACAAAATATATGATTCCTACATTCACATGTAGTCTAGCACACGACTCTGCTAACCACGAAAAAAAGATGGTTGGTAAAAAGCAAATTGAAATCAAACTAGATGGCGTAAGAGTCATTACTATTATCCAAGGCGACAAGGTAGAAATGTTTAGTCGTAACGGTAAACAGTTTCATAACTTTGGACATATTATTGAAGAAATTGAAACTGTAATTAAAGATCACCCTGTACCTTATCCGCTAGTATTAGATGGAGAGGTAATGAGTGCTAACTTCCAAGATCTTATGAAACAAGTACATCGTAAAGATGGTAAACAAACTACTGATGCTGTATTGCATTTGTTTGATACTATTCCTTTAGGTTGCTTCAAAGCAGGTAGTTGGGATAAGCCGCAGAGCTTTAGAAGTCAAATTACTAAGCATTGGGTAGAAGACCATGCAGACGTCTTAGAGCACGTACAAGCGTTGGATTGGGAAGATGTAGACTTAGACACTCCTGAAGGCCAAGAACGCTTTGTAGCGTTAAATAAAGCGGCTGTAGACGGTGGTTACGAAGGAGTTATGATTAAGGACGTTGATGCTCCTTATGAATGTAAGCGAACTCATGCATGGCTTAAAGCAAAGCCGTTCATTGAGGTAACATTAGAGGTAAAGGATGTCGAAGAAGGAACAGGACGAAATGAAGGACGACTTGGTGCATTTGTTTGTGAAGGAATTGATGACGGAAAGAAAATTAATGTTAATGTCGGCAGTGGCTTTAGTGATGCTAATCGTGACGACTTTTGGAATAGTCGCACTGATATCACAGGTCAACTTGTAGAAGTAAGAGCTGATGCTGTAACACAAAACCAAGACGGAACTTATAGTTTACGTTTTCCAAGATTTAAAACATTCCGTGGCTTTGAGCCCGGAGAAAAATTATAATGAATAATTTTGAATTATTATTTGTTAGTTTACTAGTTGTTACATGGATGTCATACGGTATTCATGTAATAAAAGAGTTTATAAGAAATCACGTTGATTAGGAGAAAGGAAATGATACAACCGAGTTTAAAAAAGCCAAGTCTATTTAGACGAACTACAATGAGTCTCGTAAGTGGCTGGAGACGAGTAATGGACGTTAAATATAATCCACTAAAATATATCCCAGACCCAAGTTTACAAACTTACTTTATGTTGGTATTGTTTACTATATGGAGTGTATGGTTTGGATTCTTAGCCGCAAACTACCTAGGGTGGTTTGGTTATAATACTGTAGCAAGTATTATTGTTCATTTTGCAATCTTAGTACCACTGGCAATGACTAATGCAATCTTTGTTGATGCAGAACGTGATGGTCATAAATGGTTAAAGGAATGGAAAGCAGAACAGTCACGATACAACATTGTTGTAAATAGACTTAAGACTAAAAATTTAACTATTTGGAACCCTAATAAAGAGGCATAAAATGAAACATATCTTATATTTTGTAAAATGGAACTTTACAGATATGCAACCTCATTCAAAACGAATGATAGCATATTTTGCGATTGCAATTCTAAGTGCTATATTTGTTCATGAAGATTTATTTTTTCTTGCACCAATATTAATCTTCATTGATCTTACGCAAGATATTATTCGGCATCGATATGCTGATTTTAAAAAAGAACAAAACGAACTTGTTCAAACTCTTAAGACGCCTTATAATAAAAAAAAGCATCTAAAAGAGTAAGATGGACAGATACGTTCTGTATACGTTCAACATGGCAGACGTAGAGGATCCTGAACTCTACGTTTCTGCACCAATCTACAAGTGGCAACAAACACCAGAAGGAAAACTTTGCATGAAGCACGGTTCAGACATTTCATACCAGATTAGCCCCGATGATTATTCGTACGGATATAAAGTAACATTAACAGGATATATAAACGACAAGTACGTAACTTATCTTTCATTGAAGAAAAAGAATTAGAAAAGACTTGACTTTTTTTATTTTTGTATATATACTTTTTATAAACTTGATTCGGAGATTGAAAAATGGCACTGCCAAAGACTAAAAGAAAAAAGCCTAGAGCTGCTCCCCGGCTTCAACGTGGAGCAAAACTTAAGGAACCTTCATGGGAGGGCTGGGAAGAGTGGACTGGCGAGCAGATACATCGCTTTAGACGTCATACACATGATTGGTATTACGAACACTTTAAGCCTGTAGACTTATACTCGTATGTTCCTAAGTGGATGGAAGACAACGGTTATGATAAAGAGAAAATCAAGGCCGTAAAAGCCGCTCCGGGCAGAGCTCTTAGTATTACAGCAAGTATTGTTGCACGTATGGATATGATGGGTGCGCCAAAAAAGACAGATAAAGAAGCAGCACATTGGGAAAGTCTTCCAGGTACTAGAGGTGAGCTTCGATGTTCAACTGAATTTTTAAAACTACGAGTTGACGAAGCAATCGTTGAAGGCAAAACAGCACTTAAGAATAAAGTTGAAGAAAAGAAAAAAGAAGATAAGTTAGCAAAACCTGTACTAACTATTCAAGATCGTATTCTTTTACAAGCCCATGCCGCATGTGAAGCGATTGATGAGTGGTTAGATGGACATGTAGAAGATCCGAAAACATTTAAAGTTGACGATTTTGATATTAATAAACATTTCATTAGACAAAAAATAACTCAAGCTCATGCTAGAAAAATTAAAGAAATTTATAGTTCAGAATTACGTGAAGTAGTTGACTGGCACAATATTCCTACTTCAGGACAACTTAAAAAGTTAGCCGAAAAGAACTGGAAAGAAGCGGATGACTGGGAACAGTTAAAAGAAGGTTACTCACATAGAAGTAAAAAAGAAATGGCTACTTGGCTGAAGGCTTTAGAAAAGATTATGTCAGCATGTGACATGGTTATTGAGAGTGCTAAAGCAACACGTAGACCACGTAAAGCAAAAGTATATAGTGCAGAAAAACTAGTACAGAAACTAAAGTTTAAAAAGTCAGATGACAAGTACAGTATTGTAAGTGTTAATCCTGCAGACATAATATATGCTAGTGAACTTTGGGTGTTTAATTGTAAGACACGTAAACTTGGCAAATATATTGCTAAAGATCCAGATCCGCAAAAGATGCAACGTCCTGGTAGTGGACTACAAGTTAAAGGCACTACTATTACAGGGTTCCACGAGGATGAAAGTATACAGAAGACTTTGCGTAAGCCAGAAGAACAACTTAAAGAGTTTAAAAACTCAGGAAAGGTTGCGTTGCGTAAGTTTATGGATGACATAAAAACCACCGATACAAAGCTCAACGGGCGTATAAATGCGGAAACCATACTGTTGAAGGTATCTTGATAAATACTTACATGAGCGATATCGATAAGAACAATTTAAACACAATAGAACAGGGGTTTGCACAACTTAACGATGTGTTAAGAGTCCTTTCTAATAAACCAGTCACTGTAGACTCACTACCAGATAGGAGCATAAGTGGCGATAAAATTTACGCAGGTAAAATTGCAAAATTTCAAAGTATTGGCATAAAAGATGATGCTACACAACTAATAGTTCAAGTCGATGATGACGGTATAACTACCGATAATATTGATGTTGAAAACATTGTTGGTGAAACTACTGTTACAGGTAGGCTTCACATGCGTCAAGGCGCTCAAGTACATGGCAATATTTTTGTTGATGGTGAAATGACTGTTACTAAACTTCACGTTAATGAATTAATTTCAGACGTAAGACAAGAAAGAAACAGTCCTTTAACTTTTACACCCGACGACAACGGATCGATTAACGGAAAAGGTTTGTTGTTTATAGGTGATGGACACACTAGACAATTTGTGTATCAAGGTAGTAAGTTTTTCTCAACTGAAACTATCGATTTACACAAAGACTCGTCTTTTGCTATCGGAGGAACCAGTGTTCTTTCGCAAGACACGTTAGGTACTAACGTCCTTAGTAGTAGTTTAAGAAAAGTCGGAACACTAAGAGACCTAAAAACAACAGGTTCATTAGATGTTGATCAGTTTATATTCTGGGACACGAATACAATGCGTTTAGGTATTGGTACAGATGCAGGTAATGCACTTGTAAGTATCGTAGACGGTGATTCAGAATTTATTATACAACCAGATACTAACAGTGTTACTATGGGTTCGTATACTACAACTGATTTAAATATTGTTACGGACAATACAACTAGATTATCTATTTCCGAATCTGGTAAAATTACTATAGGATCAAATATTGAGTCTAAGACTGTTGTACAAGGAAAATTAGGAGTTAATATAACACCTGATTGCGATGTAACTACAGCAGGCCCAGTTCGGTTTGAAGGCAAAAAGTTCGAAGTTGGAAATGATATTCCAACTACAGGATCATACAGAAAAGGTGATATAGTATGGTCTGACAATCCTAAGCCAACTGGTTATGTTGGTTGGATTTGTGTTCGTGAAGGTACTCCAGGAAGCTGGAAGCCTTTCGGACAGATTGCTTCTTAAACTAAGAACTGGAATAAAATATGCGAAAAGACTCAAATTTCTATGAGAAAATCAGAACTGTAACATCACGACAAGCAAACACATGGAAAATATTTGGTAAATCAGTACCACTGATTGTTCTCTCGGTCTTCTTTCTATTACATGTATTTGGTTTTAATACACTGTCAGAACAACTATTAGTAGTTGGGGGTGCATTTTTCTTTGCTGTCGCCTGTGTATGGTGGTGGTGGGCAATTAATGTAATGGTACAGGTTGCAAACTTAATGACTCGAGCAACTGAAAAGTTTGAGGAAGTTAAAGATGACATAGTTGATGTCAAAAAAGAAATCAAGTCTCGAACAAAAAAATCTAACAAAAAATAATTTTCACTAAATATTTTTATGTATGTATTCGGAAACGGCGAAAGCCGATCAAAAATCAATATAGATTCCTTATCTGGACTAAAGTTTGGATGTAATGCTATTATGCGTGATTACCAAATGGACCATTTAGTTTGTGTTGATCGAAGAATGGTTGACGAAGCCGTTAAATCTAACGCAAATCAACATACAATAATTTATACCAGAGAAGATTGGATTCAAAGATACGAAGGTATTGAAAGAGTTCGAACAGTTCCTAAGTTACCCTACAACGGAATGACAAGACCCGACCAACCGTTTCAGTGGGGGAGCGGACCTTATGCATTACTACTAGCCGCAATGAAGTCAAAAGGCGACATAGTTAGCCTAATAGGTTTTGATTTATATAGTAAAACACAAAATGTTAATAATATATACAAAGGTACACCTAACTATGCTAAAGTAGAAAGCAGAAACATTGACCCAAGATATTGGATACATCAAATTGGTATGGTGTTTAAATGTTTTCCAAAAGTTAAGTTTAATATCTATCAAGATCGTTATTGGGAATTACCAGATTATTGGAATTTTTCCAATATTTCACTTGACAACCTAAACAATTTGTAATATAATAACTATTATACAGAGGACTTTAATACGTCGACCCTCTTTAAATACTCCGCCGTTATTTATATAGGAGAATAACATGGCTTATTATAGCACTAAAACATACGGACACAACATCGGACTATCAGCGGTGTTCCGTCAACCTAAGGCAATGCATTCACATTGTCATTTACTTCATGGATATAGTTTACAGTTCAAATTTGTATTTGGATGTTCAGACTTAGATGAGAAAAACTGGGCGGTTGACTTCGGCGGATTGAAGCCGCTAAAGGCTTGGCTCGAAGATAGTTTTGATCACAAGACAGCAATTGATATTGCAGACCCAGAACTAGAAACTTTTAAAGCATTAGAAGAAAAAGGTCTAGCAGAGATTAGAACTTTTGATGGTGTTGGTTGTGAGAAGTTCGCATATCACGCATGGAAGTTTGCTGATGAACTTATTAGAGAAATTAGCGATGGACGTTGTTGGTGTGAATCAGCTGAATGTGCAGAGCATGGTGCTAATAGTGCAATCTATACACCATACTCAGTGCAAAAGATGTCACACGTAGATGGCTAAGACATATATACCAGGAGAAACAAAGGAGCAACGTAAAGCCCGTAAAGCAATTGAAAAGGGCCTTGCTACTAAAGTTGTTGCTGAAGAACGTAACACCAGCGACAGACGCTATATCCTTTGTCTAAAGCACGGTCAGAAGTACTCTGCAGATTATGTAAACAAGTTATACAATATGACACAGCGTCATTGTACACTTGAACATGAATTTGTTTGTATTACTGAAGACCCTGCTTACCTCCTTCCTGGCATACAAACTATTCCTTTGCCAAAAGGTCTCGAAGGCTGGTGGAACAAGCCTTACATGTTTTCAAAAGACTTACCTATTAACGGCACAATACTTTACTTAGATTTAGATGTTGTAATATCTTCCAATATAGATAAGTTGTTCACATACCAACCTGATCACTGGTGTACTGTTAGAGACTATACTAGAGCAATGCGACCAAAGTGGCCTAAATATAACAGTTCTATTGTTAGATTTAAAACAGGACAGTTGGCACATGTATGGGACGAGTTTGAAAAGAATCCTAAAGAAGTTATGAGACAGCATTTTGGTGATCAAGATTGGTTATATGCTTCTACACGAAAACAACAAGCAATGCTGTATCCAGATAGTTGGACTCAGAGTTGGAAATGGGAAGTAAGAAAAAGTAGAGATTGGGCACCTGGAGGCAAAAGAGGCAGTCGAACATTTAGACTTATTGAAGATGTAGTTCCAAGAGTTGAATGTTGCGTTGTAGTTTTTCATGGTGATCCAAATCCAGAAATGTGTAAAGATCCGTGGGTGGTAGAAAATTGGAAATAAAGAAACATTATATTTTTGACGTTGACGGAACACTAACGCCTAGTCGTAGAAAAATAAACGACGACTTTGCAGTGTTCTTTTCAGACTTTTGTGCTAACAATCTTGTATACCTTGTTACAGGTAGCGATAAAGAAAAAACAATAGAACAAATTGGAGAAGAAATATACAGTTTATGTGAACGTGTATATAACTGTTCAGGCTGTGATGTTTGGGAAGGCGAGTTTAACGTAAGATCAAAAGAATGGAGTTTGCCAGAAGTAGCAAGAAATTGGTTGCGTAAAGAAATACAATTATCAGAGTTTTGTTTACGTACAGGTAATCATATTGAAGAACGAGCAGGTATGGTTAACTTCAGTACTGTAGGACGCAATGCTACACTAGGTGAACGTAAGTTATATGTAGACTTTGATACAACGACAAACGAACGTAATAGAATTGCTAGAGAATTCAATTTACAATTTCCAGCAATGGAAGCCAAACCAGGTGGTGAAACAGGTATAGATATATCGCCAGTAGGTTGGGATAAGAGCCAAATACTAGTTGATTTTGATCCTAAAGATGAAATATACTTCTTTGGTGATAGAATGGATAAAGATGGAAATGACTATCCACTTAAAAGAGAAATCATTGACAAGGACCTAGGAATATGTTATAATATTAACAATTATAACGAAACATGGAATATATTAAAACATCTATGATACTAAGACGCATAAAAAACTGGGCTGATGTATGCAAAGTACACTGGAAAGAAATTATATCTCTTGCTATCGCACTTCACTGGATAATGGATTTACTAATTATTATCCCATTATCATTACTAATAGGTTATTTTACCGGAGTACACTTTGGACATGGACACTAAACGTATAGGCTTTGCATGTAAATTCATGCACAACGACCAAACGCAAAAGAAAAAATTACTAGAAGAAATTCAACGACCGCTAAATACTCGTAGCACAACAGTACAGTGGTTGAACAGACAAACACGTGATGTTGCTGAAGAACGCTTGTGGGATATTATGGTTCACAATATTGCGTCATACGGAAAGTTAATTGATTATGTGGGAAGCCTTCCTCGAGAGCTTAGAATGGTCAGACTGGGTAGTGATGTACTTCCTGTTTATACCCAGCATGAGTGGTCTTATTATTGGCGTAAGCCCGATGTGGTTGCATACTGTGAGAAAGAATTTGCAAAAGTCGGACAAAAAGCGAAAGAGCTCGATGTTAGACTCTCCATGCACCCAGGCCAATTTACAGTCCTTGCTTCGGATAATCCGGAAATAGTAGATAGGAGCGTAGAAGAATTTGAATATCACACCGATGTCATACGCTGGATGGGATACGGCAAACAATTCCAAGATTTTAAGTGCAATGTACACATCAGCGGCCGCCAAGGTCCAGCCGGTATCAAAGCAGTCCTCCCAAGATTATCTCAAGAAGCGAGAAACTGCATTACGATCGAGAACGACGAAATGTCGTGGGGTGTCGACGCAAGCCTCGAACTTGCAGACGACCTTGCACTTGTACTCGACATACACCATCACTGGGTCCGTACAGGAGAATACATTCGTCCAACCGACGCTAGATTTGCTCGCATGATAGATTCATGGCGTGGTGTGCGTCCTGTTATACATTACAGTTACAGTAGAGATGAATGGTTGCCCGAAGGCTTCACACATGAAAGTTTACCTAACATGGAAAACTTACTAGAAGCAGGACACAAGAAACAAAAACTAAGAGCCCACAGTGATTGGTATCCTAACAACGAAGCAAATGACTGGGCATTAGAATTTTTAGATTATGCAGACATTATGTGTGAGAGTAAGATGAAAAATCTTGCCAGCATTGATTTGTATAAATATTATGACGCAAGGAAAGACTATGAGCTATTTGAACAAAATGTACGGGAACAAGGGCGCCAGCTCGAAACACTCTGAAAAAGAGTCGACAAAAAATCCTAACCGCGTAGCGGGTGGACTTAAAGGTCAAGGTGTCGACCATTTCACTATGTTAGGTGAAGATGGCTCAGAGTTACAAATTCCAAGTCAGCGTTATGTATCTAGTTTGGAAGAACAAATAAGAAAACAGCGAGCAGCCTTAAACGTTCTAGAACGTAAACTGTCTCGCTGTGAAAAAACCATTGAGCAGCATACAGCTGCTATTGCTAGATCTACTTCTTAGAAGCGTTAAATACTTCTTTAACTAAATCGTCTTTCTTTTTCCTCTTGTCAATTTCTATACCAAATTCTCTACCTTTTTCTTCAAGTTGAGCTTTAGTTAGTTTAACAAGATCTGCTTTTTTTACTGTAGCCTTTTTAGCTGCTGTCTTTTTAGGTGTTGACATTACCTGGTCTATTACGACAGGTACTGACCCAGCATCACTAAAAAAACTTTTAAGCCATTTAAACATAATAATCTCCATAATATATATTTCTGGTACATTTATTTATAAATACTAGTACAGGAGATACTAAAAATGGCTAATAGAATGGTTGGAACAAAAAGTTTAAAACTTGATAGAATTACAGGTTTACGTGCAGATGCACAAAATGGAGTTGGAGTAATGACCAAAGTGCCAGTTATTAAACCTGTAAAATTAAAAGATGAAAAGAGAGATATGTCTAACGTATCAACTTTTCGAGGAGCAAAAACATCATGATTAGAGAATGGATTAAATCACGTTTAGAAGAGCGTACATCTTGGGATGGAGCAATGCTTATAGGCGTTGGCGTTATTGTATTAATTGCAGGACCTTTTGCTAAGTTAGCGGCTTATGGCGCTATTGCATACGGTGCTTGGACTATCTGGAAAAGAGAAGACTAATAATGGCAACTGAAGACGTTGGTGCATATATCATTGAAATGAACGAATCCGATAACGAACGTGCAACTAATGGCGTTTCAAAAAAGTTATGGAATGTTGCTATTACTAACAAAGAGACTAACGAAACTATTGAAATAGATGATATCGTTAGTCCTTATGCTAGAGAAAAGTGGTGTGCAACTGTGTTTAAAAATGCTAAAGAGGGCTTAGATCACGAAGATGGGCCTGATTGCTGTTATGTAACAGCTCGTTACAGATCATAATTTACTAATATCTAAATTACTTGAAACGCTCATGTCCCAAACATGTTTGCGTTCGACTCCCTTTTTCTGTGCAAAAACCTTACTATCACAGTTCTTACATACATGAAAGTAGTTGTTTGTTAACCGCTTAGGGTCCATACTTCCTCTTGGTCGTTCAAACTCTGTATTACAGTTATCACAACGTAATACTACATGAGTAGACTCTCTAATGTAAGAATGTTTTTTCCCGCATTTAGAATGCCTTACATGCCGCTTCTTTTGTTTGTATTCTTTTATAAACATAACTATATTTACATTAAGATTATAAAAACTATCGATAAATAACAGTAAGGAGACGCAATGATTTTACCTATTACACTCACAAAAAATGCAAAAAACAAAATTAACGAGCTTTGTGCTACTAATGCAGAGCATTTTGGAGTGCATTTAAGCCTTAAAGGTGGCGGATGTGCTGGTTTTGAATATGACTGGGGTATGATAGTAAAAGAAGATGTTAGTCCAAACGATGAAATTATTAATACAGGTGAAGGAAATTTAGTTATAGATTCTATGGCTCACATGTATTTGTTTGATTGTACAATAGATTATGAAACAGATGTATTTCAAACACAATTTGTAATTAATAACCCTAACGCACAGAGTGCATGTGGGTGTGGAATTAGTGTAAACTTCGACATGGATGCTGTCGAAAAAAATAACGAGAAAATAACGGAGCTCACATAAAATGGCACAAGGTAAACAAGACATTAATATCGGCGTTGAAGGTAATGACGGAACCGGCGATAGTATTAGAGAAGCGTTTAGAAAGGTAAATGATAATTTTACCCAACTATATGCTGTATTTGGACAAGGTGGTTCGATATCATTTACTGAATTTAGTGATACTCCAACACTAACACAACTCCAAGAGAATCCTAGTACATTTTCAAGACCTACTTTACCAGTAGTAGACGTTGCTGCTGAAGGTAGCAAGTTAGAATTTAGAAAATTAGTTAGTAACAGTTTCCTTGATGCATCTATCGATGATACTGTTACATTTAGTTTAACACAAGGCGGTTACATTGTTGTAACAGCGGCTGGCGGACAACTAGAAGAAGACGAAAAACCAAAAATTAATTCAACTGGTGGTGGTATTAATGCTTCAGGAAATATTATTGCTGGTATGCCAACCAGTCTTAATGACATTGAAAGTAAATTATCCGTTCTTAATGCTGCACACGATGGTGCAGGATATACAACTGACAGTGTTGCAATATCAAAAGGATTTGCAGATACCAATTATCTAAAGTCAACTGGTGGCGGCACTGGCGCACAAATTAGAGTTCGTACTGAAGATCAAATCTTTACAGAAGATTATTCATTCACTATTGATAGTTTTACAGCAGGCGTTGCCAATATTACTGGTAGAACTGTAGACGGAACATTAATTACTGTTCCAGCAGGTCACGGACTTGATAGTGGTGCTAATGGTTTACCATTTAGATACGAAACTACAGGCACAAGTGCAACAGCAACACCAGCATCAAGTGCCGTTGCTCAACCACTTACAGATCTAAATCCAGTTTATGTTAGAGTTGCAAGTGCAACATCACTAGAATTTTATGAAAATGCTGAGGCTGCAAAAAATGCTACAGCAAATAGAAAGATCAGTTTCCAAGCAGGTACTGGTTCGGGAACACAATCACTAGTTGATGCAGAATATCAACCAAGTATACTAGACGGTAAGTTCCTTGCTAACGAAGCGATGCCTAGAGAGGCTGCACTTAGACGTCAAGGTGACCAAATGGATGGTACACTTTACCTTGACAAGCACCCAGGTGACTTAGCAAACATTACAACAGGCTTAGAAGATTTACAAGCCGCTACTAAATTTTATGTAGACAACACAAGTTATGCAAGTAACGTAAACTTGTTTGTTAGTTTACAAGGTGACGATAACCAAGTTAATACACCGGCAGGTAAAGAAGGTAGAGCATTAAGTTATGCCTATCGTACACTGAATGCTGCATTACAAAAAGCAGAAGAAATTATTGAAACAAGTAAGTTGGAACCTGGTCCGTATATGCAGACCATTACTATTGACGATACTACTCCAACTCATGTATTAAGTGGAA